GTTTCCCAGTCACGATCTCACTTTTCTACTAGATCAATCTCATAATCCTTGAGGCGGAGGAGGCTCTTGATGTTGAGATCATCAAGATACATGAGTTCGGGTGCTTTGTCAATAAGGTAGTTCCTCAGTCGTACCTCATGATTCCCAATCCTGTATTTACACTTGGCATTGGGGACTAATTCGCGCCACTTCTTGAGTGCGCGTCGCGTTACTTTTAACGACTCTCGTAATCCTAGCCGATCATTCGGGTCTGATCGGAATCGACTTAGCTCATGCGCATCAAAGATATCGCCACCAAAATAGAGTAAGTCCACATCTGCGGCTTCTACTATTCGTCGTGCGAGTGCTTCAGCAGGCTTGTCGATGAAGGGATAATGGAGGTCGGAGAGAAAGGCCATTCGCGTAATTCGACTCATAAGTTACCTATTATATCATATTTACTTATCTCTGTCTAGGGAGTCTAGTATTTTATTGACTAATTCTATATGATAAGTCGGATCATAATAAATACTCCCGTAGTCGATTTCGCCGCGATAATAATAGAGAATTTTTTCGATTTCTCTCACTGCTTCCATGTACTCACTTAATCTATCTATCGTTCGGTCACTCATTATCTTTCCTTTCTAGGACGTATGGATATTTTCTGACGAATTCTCTGAGTTCTTCTCTAAGTCTTTCGCGAAAATAGGATGGTTCCAGAAAAGTAGCTTCACAACAACTGTCAAAAGAAATAAAACCAGGACGAGAAATATAACAGTGATTAGGAACGGGATCATCAGGATGCCGAAGAATATGTTTCTGATGGGTGTAGTAGTACTCTTCATCAACATCTTCGCATCCATCAATCCAGCTAATAGCACGATCCACATCTTCTTTAGTGATTTCTTCATGGCTTCGCGACGGGTCGATCCCTCGACGTTTTTTATCCAAATAGATATAAATTGTTTCAACGGCATTTTGTATTAACGCGAGATGAAATCTCTGCGCAGCTCCGAATGGTTTAGTATTAAATTCTGATAGGGTTGTAAAGAGTCTCGCGTCAACTGCGAAAATCCCGAAACCCGATGATTCTTTTGAGTTTTTTCTTGCCATACTTGATATTTCCTTGACTGGTGTAAAGTGATAATGGTATAATAGTCTGATACTGAAAGGAGTAAAGCATGGCCCAATCATATCATATTCAGCCAGACATGTCAATAGCCGAAGCGTCTGATTTGCTGAATGTTACGCGACAAGCGGTATGGCAGGCAATTCAAAACAACCATATCCAGGCGAATAAACGTGGCAGATATCACTTTCCCATTATCGCGAGTGTCTTGCAATATGGCATTAGTGACATACGCACGCATGAGAACCGCCTCGCGTTCGCGAAGAAGATACGCGGAATGAAACTCGAAAATGGAGAAGATTTTTATGGACATTATCAACCTGATACTACTGGTCCTGCTGATTAGTGTTGGCGCGACCTCAGTATTTGTACAAGGATGGACCGTCTGGTGGCTGATGAAGATTGCGAAGATGCACGACAAGTTCTTCATGGCCCAATTCCGGGAAGAGGATAAGGATTGGTCCAAGGAAACGGGTATCGTCTATATGTCAGACGAAGACCGTTATGAACAGGAGCGAACCGATGCGAATACAGGCTCATACCCCCAAGAAACAAGCTTTGAAGCCGTCCTCGCCCAAGCCGGAATCAATCCCCCAAGAGACGAATAAGGATGTTCCTGCTCCGCTCGATAATAGAGAATTGGAGGAGTTTAAGGGAGAATGGGGATTAACGACTTGCGCACCCGCGAAGCATTGCGGCGTGTGTGAAGAGTATGGAGAGAAGCTCTACCAGTTGCGCCACATGCGTGATCTGTATTGTGGAGGCTTAGATGCATTTGCCCTCTCCAAGGTCTTTAAGCTCCCGAAGCGTGAGATTTCGCAGCATATTTACGAGAAACGATGGGACCGGAAACGACAGTTTGATCCGCGAGATATTGCAGAAATGCAGACATTTAAGCTCCTTGAAGCGCGAGCAGAAGAAACCTGGGATGAACATACACCTGACTCTGCTGATCGAGCCTTAAATCTCATGGTGAAAATGACAGGCACGCAGAAGGTTGCCGTCAAGAATGATGTTGTCTTTAGCTGGGATGAGCACGTGATTAGCGCAGAGCAAGAAGACGATGGCACGTATGAAGCAATAGTAGAAGAACCAAAACTACCTAAAAAGGAGTAGATATGATAGTACGAGTAGTATATCGAGAACCGTTCGAGAGATTACCTGACCATGATGTGACGGAAGACGGGAAAGTCTACGCTTTCCAGAAGACCCGTATGCGCGAGGAGTTCATTGAGTGTGATTCTTGGGGCATGTCAGGCAATACGCTTGCGATACAGAAAGATATTAATGATAATGGCGATGAAGAAGGCCGTCTCATGTTATCTGATATGAAAACTTGGTTCATTCTATCCGCGTTAACTGCGGAAGAGGTGACGCCAGAATGTGACGGCGAAAAGATCATCACGTATAAAGGATTAGTGAGTGGCAAGATATATCAAGCATAGGGAAACAGGAGAACCTATTGATATTGACCGCGCTTTACGGGACTTTCCCTATTACGCGGAGAAGCTCTTACGTATCGTCCCGAAAAAAGGCAACTTACTTCCTCTGAAGCTGAACAGTATGCAGGAGCTACTCTGGTACGGAAAGGAACGTCTGCCAGACTTTGATACGAGTTCACGATATCGTACCGTTCGTATTGGCGACGGCTGGCAGAAGAAGCTCAAGAATGGCGAAGCAATACGAGAAGTTATTCTTAAATATCGTCAAGCAGGGATGTCAACAATCGCTATGGCCTTCGCATTTTGGCGTATTGTCAATTCTGTTGGGCGAAACGCAATGGTTATCGCACACAAGGAAGAAGCCACTAAGCATTTGTTTGGTATGGCTGATAGATTCTATGACTATCTCCCTGCCGAATTTAAGCCCGCAATCCAAAACCGCACGCAGTCCGAACTTATCTTCGGTCGCACCAAGCGTAACGTCTCCGAAGAGGAAAAAGGAGCAGGGATCAATTCGAGTCTTACAACGGCGACTGCTGGTGATAAAGGCTCCGGTCACGGACGAACACTCCAAGTCTTAGTTCTCTCTGAGCTGGCCCGTTGGCCAGAATCGAACATGGAGCAGGTCATGGAGGGATTGAATGAGGCGATGCCGTCTGGTATGGATAGCGCCGGGACAATGATGATTATTGAGTCTGTTGCAAACTATGCAAACGACCATTTTCATCACTACTATACGGAAGCTATCGCAGGGGATAGTGAATTTGAGGCAATCTTCCTCCCGTGGTTTCTCCATAATGAATACCGCCAACCGAAACCATCCTATCTGACATTTCCTGAAGACTTACTCGACTTGCAGGAGGAATACCTCTTGACAGACGAGGAGTTAACGTGGTATCATTACAAACGGAGGAATATCGAGACGCTCCACCCAGGACGTGGCGATAAGGTTATGCGAGCCATGTATCCGAGCAATGAACATGAGGCATTCTCTGGTACAGGTTTCTGCGCATTTGATGAGGATGCTCTTCTGGAGTGTCGCAAAGATGTTGAAGAACCGCTCAAAACCTTCACGGTAGATCGGAGTGGCTTTTATCAAGGCCAAGATGCGCCACTGAAGATTTGGGAAGAGCCAAAAGATGATACGTACTATGCTATTGGCGTAGATGTGAGCTTAGGTGCAGGGCAATCGGAATCAGTGGTTGAAGTGCTCAAACATCCAGGATATCAGCAAGTTGCGGAATGGTCAAGTGATAAAATTGACCCCAAGGAACTCGCGCATATCGTGAGCAAAATTGGGACATATTTTAACCATGCATTGATCGCGGTTGAAATTAACAATGCTGGTGTTTTAACCAACTCCGAACTCGAAGAGATTTACCCGAGTGGAAATCTTTATGTGTGGGAGAAGTTCAATCAACGTCAGCAAACACGCACCATGCAGCTTGGATGGCAAACGACCCTAGAGACGAAATCTCTCTTGGTCGGTCATGCACGATCCATTATCCGTCCGATGCCTGATTTAGACGTACTGATCAGGTCGCATGGACTTCTGAGTCAACTTATGGTATTTAATGACTTTGGAGATGGTCGATATGGTGCGGCAGAAGGAGGACGTGACGACTTAGTAATGGCTTGGCTTATCGCATGTATGGCAATGTGGCGCAAAATCGCACGCCATGATTTGTCCGCGATGGATATGCCAGATGACAGTAAACCTAAACGCGATAAAGAAGATGTATTTTACGATGACTGGCGACCAGGAAATACCACGCCAGATCGTGATTGGATGAGATAAGGAGAAAAACAATGGCACGAAAACCCCGACAGACGAGTAACCCTACTGTATCCGTTCCAAGCGAGCCGATAGCACCGGCTCCAGGCGCGTACCAGGAACCACCGTCAACCCCACAGACGAATCCAAACGATGCTGCGCAAGCACTCGCAGGATCAAGTGTAAACTTTGGTGCGCATGACCCAGGACTGCGACCAGAAGCAGGCGATGATGTCATGCGAGCACTCCAGCAGGATGTTGGAGATGCGCCGCGTCCAGTCAATGACTTTGAGCCAATGTCTCCAGAAGATGTATTGAAAGAGGCCGAGGCGGCGATCAAGGATGTTATTGAGCCAACACCTGTATTATCAGAGGCTCTGGCGGAAGTCAAAAGCCCGCAAGAACATGAAGTAATGCCTGATGTGCCTAAACTCCCTGAGTCCGGTGCAGATACCGCTGAAATGCTCGTAAAACGCGCTCAGGACCTCGAAGACAGTTGGCAAGAGGAAAGACTTGATCGCGATACTGCTGACATGCAGGACCGATTTACGGCCTCTATTAACGAGATTGTGAATACTGTTCTTGATGGACATCGAAGGAAGATACTGGAGATTAACAAGAAACGCCTCAAATATAACGAGAATTGGGAACTCGTTATTGATCTCTTGCGGCATTGTATTGACTCGAATCGTTGGCCAGTGCGAGCTGAACAGACACGTACCCGTGAGAATCAGCGTATGATGGCTGTGGAAGGAAAGCAGGATTGTGTAGTGTGCGGTATTCCTATTAAAGACCCGCAAGTTGGACAACGGACTGGCTGTTCCGCCGCAGGCGTGATGTATCAGAATGGTGCCACACTCACCGCCCCGTTGGTGAATCTGTGTCCAGTTATGAGAGAGAAGAAGCAAAAAGACCCCGCATGGTATAACCCCGCAATGGGATTGATGGTGTGGCCTAATGCCAACGAGCAAAAAGAAGACTAAGAAAGAACTCCTCGCCGAGCCATGTCACTACCATATCACTTGGTATGGAAGCATGGCTCATTTTGACTGCCAACATAAACAAGGGCATCGTGGTATTATCGCTATGCCTGGCCGCATAGAAGCCGTCCGTGAGGGTATCCTTGCGGCTGGCTATACTATTGATCCTATTGAGTTAACTGCATAAAGGAGCAGTAATGTTAACACCTGAGAATTTCAGTAATTTAACGGGGCGTATTATTGCATTACGTCCAGAATATGTTCGCATGGTTGGGGATTTTACCGTTGCGGTGATGCTTACACAATTTATCTATTGTCAAAATAATAACAAAGGTAAATGGTTTGAAGTAAGCATGGATGAGATCGAGCAAGAATGGTGCTTATCTAAGTACCAGCAACGCCGTGCTCGCAATAGACTTAAAACAATGGGGCTGTTAAAGGAGATGCAAAAGCCGGGTTTTGATCGTACCATGCGTTATCAATTAGACATACCAGCATTTTGCGAAAAGTTCAATGAAAATGCAAGATCAAGAAACTTAACTATGGATCATGAAGGAACTTTACCATTGGATGGTCAAGAAACTGTACCTTGGGAAGGTAAAGAAACTTCACCTTCTACTATAAAACATAAAAGAATTAAAAAAGAAAGGGAATTACTTCCTAAAGAGCCACCGAACCTCCAAGTCATGAAAGCGCTTAATATCGCACACAAGGCTCTGGATTTTACCACCCATAAACGTCTCGTAACCTGGGTCCGTGAGAACCCCCCCTTGTCAACAGAAGCCATATGTGATATAATCGCCCGTATTATTGAAAATCCAGCTAAACTACAGGAGATTGTATGAGTGTTGGTGTCCCACCAGTAGATGAGAATGCGGAACGTGGTTTAATCAGTTGCTTAATGCAAGACGCGACCGTATTAGACACCATAGACCCTCCTGTCTTGCGGGATGATTTCCATACAGAGCAAGCCCGTACTGCATTTGACGCAATCATTCATCTCCGCGAAGTCCGACGAGTTGTCCACCTTGACACCATCTTCGACATCGTTAAACATCACGACACTTTTTCCAAGGGATACGTTGGGGCAGGTGAGTATCTTGCCGACGTACAGGGGATGGTGCCATCTCCTGTCATGGCTCCTGAGTATGCAAAGATTGTCCGCGAACAATCTACACTACGCGAGATGATACGAGCCGCCCAGCGTATTATAATCGACTGTGATAATCCACCTGATGACTTTAACAAGTTTCTCGCGGATACACAAGCCCACCTGAAAGCTGCCACCGAACGGCAATCCTTTAGCACTATCCGCTCTATGGCCGAAATCGCGGAAGAACACCTTCCGTACATGGAAAAGATATGGAACGGTGAGATAGATAATGTCTTATATCAGACGCAGTTTGAAGATTTAAACAAGATTCTCACTGGATTTGCCCCCGGCGACCTTGTGATCGTGGGTGCGCGACCAAGTATGGGTAAGACTGCGTTCGGACTCAACTTAATGCATGGGTTTTGTGTGGATGGCGGCTACGCGGCTGGGATGTTTTCCCTAGAAATGTCCGCCGAACAACTCCATGATCGCATGGTTGGCTCTGCTGCTTTGTTAAATACTAATAACTTTAGGCAGAAGAAAAGTCAATGGGGGTTAAATGACGAGCAAATTCGCAAATATGCGAAATGGTCCGGTGCTTTACAGGAAGCGAAGATATATATCGACGATTCGCCTGCGTTATCCATTACTGACGTGACGGCGCGTGCTCGGCGAATGTATACAGACCATGATATTTCCCTTCTCTTTGTCGATTATTTGCAACTTATGCAAGGATCAGGCAGATATCGGGATAATCGCGTGAATGAAGTGTCTGAAATCTCCGCCGGGTTAAAGCAAATCGCACGAGAACTAAAGATTCCCGTCATTGCGTTAACGCAATTAAATAGGGGGACTGATAATCGCCCAAATAAACGCCCAATGTTGGCAGATATCCGCGAATCGGGAAGCGTCGAGCAGGACGCGGACATGGTATTATTCCTCTACCGGGATGATTACTACACAGATGAGTCGCAAACCCCGAATCAAGTGGAAGTCATTGTCGCAAAAAACCGAAATGGAGCGACTGGTATGGCAACATTATATTTTAAGAAAGAATTTACACGATTCGCAAATCTATGGGAGGCAGATGCAAATGAAATCAGACCTAAAGGAACAGAACAGGGAACAGTTTCGCCAAATCTTGGACTCATTGGAGAAGATGTACCAGAATGACGAACTCGATGCGCTCTTCGTGGTAGGAATGCCGAATGAAGAGGCAGAAACAGACCTGTATTACGCATGGACGCCAGGAGTCCGCGATAATCCACTCAAAGTCGCAGGTGCAATTAAATATGCGTCACTCGCATACGATATGTACGCAATGGAGGACGAAGAAGATGTCGAAGACCCCGAACCAGAAGGATCAGAGGTGATTTAATAGGTATCGAAGGTGGAAGTTTCCAAACATACGAGCCGCAGATGGGAGATATCCGCAAATTAGAAGATCAGATCGCTAAATTAGAGCGATCTATTACGGATATTCTTAATAGAGAAACAAAACTTATACGTAAGGTGAGGATATTAGAGTCGCGATTATCAGGTAAGGCGGATTATGATGACCCAAATCCCGGTTGGATAGATCGCTGGGGTAAATAATTTGTAATTTTCCTTAACTAACGCCATCAGATAGTGTATAATATATACTATCTATGGCAAATGTAGCAGATGAAATTAAGAAAGCCTTATCGTACACGCCGTCCGAGCAACATTCTCGCGATGCGCTGACTAATGAGTACCTAGATCACCTTTCTGAAGAAGGTGTCCAATCTCGCCGTCACTTAGACAAAGATTGGGAAACGCTCGTGCAATACGCACGTGGCGATCAGTGGCCTGATAACATTCCCCGTCATCGTATTCCTTTTACGATGAATATTGTCGGCTCCTCGATCAAGAGGAAAGCCGCTCTCCTGACAGACACCAAGCCAGTCATCAATATTGAGCCGTATAATGATACGAATCTCATAGAAGCGTCCGAGCTTATGTCTAAGCTCTCGCTTTCGTGGTGGGACGAGCGTGGCATCATGGAAACATTGATGCATATGCTGTATACTGCCCAGATATTTGGCTCGTGTATTGTCAATATGCCGTGGGATCGCACCCTTGATTGGGGTCGCGGTGATATTGGATTTGCCCCTATTGATCCACGCCACTTCGTTATGGACCCGTCCGTGGTCATGGCGAAAGATATTCAAGCCGCTAATTATGTAGTCCTAGAGGAGTTGCGATCACTAGACGAGATTAAGTTTCGTTTTGGTGTCGATGTCTCCGCAGACCCGAAGTTTTCCAAATATAGTACATTTCATGATGGAGCTGTTCGCGGAGGTTCTAATGCTATTTCCGCACTGAAGGAACACGTGCGTCAAATTGCGAATCCAAATGAGCGTGTCCGATGGGAATCTTCCGCAATACCAAAAGCCGTATTGCAGGAGTTCTGGCTGAAGGATTATCGCCGGATGGGTGAGCTTTCGCAAAGCGATCAGGATTACATCAATGAGCGTCTCGCCCGCTCAAAACAAGCGCCTCGCGGAAAAGATGATCTCGTCTTCCAAGGCGGGAGACATATTGTCCGTTCTGGCGGGAAGATACTCATAGACGAGGAAAATCCATACGTAGACAAATTATTCCCTATGGAGATGATGTCGTGGGGAATGGAAATCGAACATCCGTGGGGTCGATCAGAGATCAAAGACCTCATGAAGCTCCAGGATATTATTAATAAACTCGGTGGAGCAATGGTCGAGAATACGCTGCACATGAACAATCTGATCTGGGTTGGTGATGTGAATGCGCTCACTACCGAACAGTGGGATCGACTGAATGATAAGCCGGGTATGATTGTTAAGAAACGTCCTGGCGCAGAGTTACGACGTGAGGGGCCGCCAGCCCTTCCCGCGTCCGTGTTCAATCTTATGCAGTTTATGATAACTGCGGTTGAGCACGTGACGGGCCTCTCTGAGGCTCTCCAGGGTAAGGGCATGTCGGATTCTGGTGTCGCGATTGAGAATCTTCAGATGGCTGCACAAACCATCGTGCGTGCGCAAGCACGTGAAATGGAAGCATTTATGCAGCGCTGTGGTCAGAAGTGGATTGCTCGCGTACTTCAGTATTACGATGAGAATAGAATTATGCAGACAGTCGGAGACGATGGCCGCATTATCCCGTATATGTTTGAACGAGATGCACTGATCAAAGCCCTGAAGGGTAAAGATTGGCATAATGCGTTCAGGGATTTCCGATTCCGCGTCAAACCGATGTCTTCATTGTCTATCTCAAAACAACAAGAAATCATTGCTGCGGCAAACTGGTTTAATATGGGCTTAATGCCTGGATCAAAGGTCATGGAAATTGCTGGCTTCTTAGAAGCGGAACAGCTCGTTAATCAAGCGCGAATGGAGCAGGCAGCAGCCGCCGCACCGCAGGGTGTCCCGATTGCGCAAAAGCCTACTGATTCGCCGCCAACGCCGGGAGCAGGAGCACAATAATGATGAAGAATAGAGAATGGTTACACGAACTTATCGACCAAATGCTCGATGATGGGAAGATGGGGAAAGTATGCGAAATCCACGTCAATGATCGCGGGGTCCGCATGAATATTCCATATAATATCCCATACGCAGAATATAAAGAATTACGTGACCGCACGCGACGACCTGAATTCTTTGGCAAAATCCAAGTGAATTACCATGCAGGGTCGCCGCATAGTGTTAATATTATAGATTCTGTTACTGAAGAAAAATATAAAGAGGGAAAAATGCTCGATAAAGAGTAATTTTCCTTGCATCATGGGTAAAAAAAAGGTATAATATTCGCAAATGTTAACGAATGCACCATTTAATATGCAGGCTCCACCTATTGGCCCGCAGGCGCTAGGGACGATGATTCGTTCACAGGGTATGTTGCCTCAAGGAGGTCAAGCCAAAGAGGGGAAAGCCCAACATGATGCGAAGGCTGCGGTCGAAGCATCTGATTTAATGAATAAATATTTTAAGGACCTTTCTAATGCCTATCAGAATGCAGATAAGTTAGGTCCACTTGGTATGCATATGCTGCGGAATTCACTCCTTGAGCGAGGAATGACGCAAGAAGAAGCTGATGGCTTTATTAAGAAGCAAGCAGAATTAATGCAGCTCAAAACACAGAACGCCCAAGGCCAGGCGAAAGCCGCTGGTCCGGGTGGTCCTCCAGTGCAGCAGGGGAGTATTCCTCCGCAGGGACCGCAAGGTGGACCGTCGTTTAGAAATGCAAGTATGCATCCGACTGCGTAATGAAAAATTGGATACGTTCTCCTATAACACCAGTAACAAAAAGCTCAGGGCTTGTCAAGGGCAGCTTACGCGCTCCACAAGTCAAAGCACTTGGAAATGGTGGGAGACATATGAGAATCAGGACGTATCAACGGAAACTTAGAGGACGATAATGGCAATACAGAGTCCAACAGCGAAAGGAATCCCTGATCCCGCTTCTCAGCGGAAGGGTCCTACGTTGAAACGTACAAGTCAATTACCTATTCGCGGTGCGAGCTTTCAGAAGAAAGAGCAGCCTTCGCGTGTAGGTATGACATTCCTGAAATGGTTTAACGATCTCGCGGATAAAGATGAATCCGGTGCAAAGGAGGTAATGTTGAATCTTATGGAGCGACTCTCTGGGAAACCAGGTGGACCTCCAGGTGGACCGATGGGTGGACCACCGGGACCGCCAGGACCTCCAATGCCGCCAGGTATGATGCCTCCAGGACCTCCAGGACCTCCAGGTCCGGGGCCGATGATGGGGCCGCCGCCTGGAATGCCACCGCCGGGACCGCCAGGGCCGCCACCAGGAATGTAAGAACCTTATAAGGAGGAATTATGCCGAATGAAGATGGGAGCATGACTCAAGAAGAGTTGCAAGCTGAGTATGAACGCCTCAAAGCGATTGAGGATCAGTATTCAGAACTGCAAGGACAGTATGAGACGGCACAGGCAGATGCCGCACGCGCACAAGGATGGGACAAATGGTATGCCGATAATGTGGCTGCCCATTATGCCGATCCAGAACAGTTTACGCACTTTTTGTCAGATGCGTTAAATGGACGATTACCACAAGGTGATCCTGAGCCAGAGCGCTCGACGGAGAGTGTAGAGCGGAAAGCATCGTATGATCTTAATGGTTTAGAAGGTGAAGATTTCACTACATACGATCAGACCCGCGAATTATTTCAACGTCAAGAGCAGTTATTTAATGAAGCATTTCAACAGGGGATTCAGCAAGTACGAGAAGAAGTGCAGCAGCAAATGCTAGAAACGATGACTGGAGAAGTACTCCCGGCAGCTCTCGACGGATATGATCGTGCCTTATGGGTACGTATTAACCATAAAGATGATGATGGTTTTGACTGGAATGAGCTTGTGAATTACGCCCGACATCAGAACATCCCTGATCTTGAGCAAGCATATAATCAGTATTATGGGCCTCGCGAATATGAACGCGAGCTAGAACAAGCCCGACAAGAAGGGGCACAGAAGCGAGAACAGGAACTCGAAACCGAACGTGAGAAAGAGGACCTTAATGTTTTGACCGGAACTCCGGTTCCCAAACTTGGGAATATGGAACTCGGTGGTCAGAGCGCACGTAAGGATGCGATCCTCGCTGAACTTGCGTCCCGAAATAAATAAGGAGAATAAATAAGCTATGGCAATTACAGTCACGCAAGAACTTGATGATGTAGTTAGCACTACTATTCGTCACGTCATGCCTGATGTTATTGATAACTTTTTCAATAGCCGGGCACTGTTCGTGCGATTAGCAAGTCGCAACAACGTCGTCTTGGACGGCGGGCATGAAATCCAACAGCCTTTTCTGTATGATTCACCTCCAGGTGGAGCTTATGGGCTAGGTGATGAGCTGGATATCACCCGTAAGAATATCATGACTTCGTTGATCTTCCCGTGGTCTCTGTACTACAGTGCAGTTACCGTTGAGGGTCTCGAACAGATTCAGAATGCAGGTGCTTCGCGAGTCATCGACTTGGTTGAAGTACGAATGCAGGCTGCTCGGATGAAACTAGAGGACAGTATTGGTTCCGACCTATATGGTTCAAAGGTGACTGGCCCTGAGTTGGTTGGTCTTCGTGCCGCAGTCGATAATGGTGATACCGTCGGTTCGTATGGTGGAATCGATCGCGCTGCGACTGGTGCTGGTAATGTGATTAAGGGTACGGTTGATACCGCTACTGCCCTCACCTTAAAACATATGACCGACCAGATGGGCGCTGCGACGAAGGGTTCTGCCCGTCCTGACCTGATCGTAACGACTCAGGATATTTGGGACCTTATGCATGATCTGATCGGTGGTGCAACCACGACCGATAATGCTCGTGCTGGGAATCAGAACTTGAAGCGTTTTGACGGTGGGGCGGACCTCGCTGATGCAGGCTTCCAGGTGCTTCGGTGGCAGGGTGCGGATATCGTTGTGGACAACCAGTGTCCCGCGAATCACATCTACTTCCTGAATACCGCGTACATTAAGTTGTTCGTGCATAGTCAGCGGTCTTTTGTTTCCGATGGTCCTTGGACCCCGGCTAACCGAGACCAGAAGGTCTGGCGTATCTTCGCCGCGTGCCAGTTAGTCAACTGCGCACCGCGACTGAATGCTGTCAGTACTTCGATCACTTCGTAATATAGCTTAGAAAGGATTTGGGGTGTAGTCCCCTCCATTATGAGTAATATTATTTTAGATCATAACCTGAGGCCGAAGACGTTTCAGGTTTGGGGGTTGCCTCGATACTTAAAGCAGGGAGTCGGTACTCGACTTCCTGATGAGATTGGGGCAGCTATTGGATTACGGCCAGCGATTGCAGAAGGATGTGAATACATTCGCGTGCAAGCTGATGGAGAACGATACACGGATTATAAAACATCTACTGTATTTGACTTCTGCCGTAAAAATCAAGCATTTTGGAACTACCTCCCAAAACCTCAGACACGACTTGAACAGATTGTGTCAACGCATCATGTGAATCATGGTTCTGGGCTGTATATGCCAAATGATTAACCTATTTGTAGGAAACTACTAGGAGGAGATATAAAAAATGGCTCAAACTAAGTTGACTGCTGGGTTACGAGGAATCGTTCCTGTCGGTCATAATGATATTGATGAAGACCACAGCTCGCGCCAACAGCGAGGTGGGACCTATGCGTTCATGGTGGACGGGTATGGGATTCGGTTGTTCCGTTATGGACAGAACCGATCTGGCTCGAACACTGCACAGGGTGAACTCGCCACGCGATATGGGACGACTGCTGGGACGGCTGTTGACGACGTAACGTCTGGTACGACTACTTCTTTCGGGAAGGCTGATGCTTGGGTATCTGGTATTCACGAAGGCGCTATTGCCTTGGTGGACGATGCTGCTTCGGCTGCTGGTGCTGCTCCTGAAGGCGAGACGAGTATCGTGACTGATAATAGTACCGCGACTGTGAACGTTGATCCTGACTTGCCTTTTAGTACGGCAATTCTCACTGGCGATGACATTACGCTCTTGGGCGTATGGGGAACGCAAGATGCTGCTGATGCAGACTTGAGTTTCGATGTCTACGGTGTTGTTTGCGCTGGCGATGGTCTGGATGACTTTGAATTTGGATGGTATCAGTCCTGGGGTATGACTCCTGGGGCACGCTTCACGACTGCTGCGATTACCGCGAATGCGGCTTTGAAGGCGGGAACTGCTGCGATTGTTGATGCTGCTGCTGGTGACAATAGCCAGCTCTTTGTTGGTTACGCTCCGCTTGCGGTTGCGTCTGACTTAGCATCGCCGTTTAGGGCGCTTGCGTTCTTAACGCTCGACTTTGGTAACATTCCGTTCGGTTTATCTGGTACTAACTAAGCTTAGTATCTAAACTTGGAGAGGGCTTCGGCCCTCTCTGTAACCTCTCGAACTCAAACAAGGAGAAGAGATGGCCAGATTTATTTTCGTTAGCCCTATCCACTTTGAACCGTGGGACTTCCGCAGTCCTGATACGACCGGTATCGGTGGTTCTGAAACAGCACACATAGAAACAGCTCGTCGATTGGCCGCAATGGGCCATGAGGTGATCTCGTATGCGCCTGTTCCCGACGATTGTCCGAAGGAACATGAAGGAGTGACGTGGCGTCATATAGACGATGCGGATCATTCTTTAGACGGTATCTGGGTTATTAGTCGTGCACCGGATTATGTCCATAAATTAGAGAATTTAGGTGCTCGTCAGACGCCGTGGCTTGTATGTCAGGATGTAGATTACTCTCATCGTCGCGGAATTCGACCAGTGCGTGTAAATGATTATGCCGCATATGACATCATTTTCGCGTTGTGTCCATATCAACTTAATTACCTCCAAAGAAAATACCCCGAACTAGAACGTCGATTTTGTCTCAGTCGTAACGGAGTTCGTACTGATCTCATTGAGAAGATTGAAGCAGAGGGTGTAGAACGCGATCCGTTGAAGATTATTCATACCTCATCTCCTGATCGAGGATTATTGCCTTCATTGCATGTATTTAAGCGTGTTCGTGAATATATTAACAATGTAGAATTCTACTCCGCGTATGGATTTGATAACATGCGGAAGCGTATTAAAGAAATCGCAGATCAAGCAGATGAAATCGAGAAAAAACTCAACGATACGCCAGGTGTAACATGGGGTTCGCGTCAACCGCAAGAAGCTCTCTATAGACATTTCCTCTCTTCTAGTCATTATCTTTATATCACCGATTTCCCAGAAACAAGTTGTATCTCCTGTATGGAGGCGCAATGTATGGGCGCTATCCCTATCTCTTCTTCGTTATGGGCACTTGGTGATTATGTGCAATGGGGAAAGATGATTCATGGCACAGTGGAACATTCTTTTACACTCACGCAGGCAGCAATGGCATTAACGGAACAGATCGCGAAACAACTCGAATTTCCTGATGAAGTAGAACAATATCGTCAAGATATGATGAAATGGGCGCGTGAGATGTTTAGTTGGGATAGGATCGCAGAACAATATCACCATCTCGCAACCGGTGAACCTGACCGTTCGCAAGAATTCCTTGAGGAGGAATATCATCGTCCTTCTCGTATCGCGAGTCGTAATATTTTCCAGCTCATGCACGCGACGGGTAAAATACTCAACATGGGAGCTGGTGCTGATTTCGCCAAATTGCGCGAAAAGAAAAATGCATTGAATGTCGATATCTTAGACTATGAGCCTAATCGACCAGATATTCGACATAAGATAGACTTACAGGCTGATATCCGTCATATGCCAGTTGTACATCATGGCGAATATGATACTGTTGTATTAGGGGAAGTATTAGAGCATTGCAATAGGGAGGACGGGATTGCCATCTTACAGGAAGCGCATAATTGCCTAAAACCTGGCGGAAAAGTAGTTATTACTTATCCTGAGGATAATCGGACACCTGAAGAACAACGATTCGCAGGTAGTGAAGATGCAATTTATGTGGATGATATTTCATATGCACATAAATTAATCCAACGAGAAGAGATGTTTGACTGGCTCCATAAGGCAAATTTTATGGTGCGACATTGCGATCCGTTGAATTATCGTGATGTAGGTATTGATATAGGTTGGGGTATTATAGGGATAGGTGTATAATGAAAGTTGCAGGAACTATTGGATTTTTAGCAAGCATGGGGTATGTGCAGACGGAATTCATGGAATCATGGATGGGGATGGTGCAATTTAATGAGCGATTTCTCTGCGATGAACAATATGAACCGTATTATTTACGCGCAAAGGGATCAATGCATTCAACGATGCGGAACTGGTTAGTTGAAAATTTCCTCGGCGATTGGCTCTTACAAGTAGATGCGGATCATGTTTTTGAGGCGGATTCAGCGTATCGTTTGATTCGCCATATGGAAGAATATGAAGCGCCTGTAATCACAGGCATGTATTTCCGCAAGAAATATCCTTTTCATCCTGAAGCTCATATTTACCATAAAGAAACAGGTCGTTTTTCTCCGTGCACAGCCTGGGATGATGATGTCGTGCGTGTTGATGCTGCTGGAGCTGGATTTCTCGCGGTCAGGCGTGATGTTTTTGATCAAATTGCTGTAGACTTAGGGGAGCAACCCTTCTCTATTATGGGGAATTATTCAGAGGATTTTAGCTTTTTTATGAGATTGCGAAAATTAGGGATACCAACATTGCTCGATACAACGGTACAGATAGGGCATCTGCGTTCCGAAATCATTGATATTAGTAATTTTGATAATTCAGAAATCTTCCCCGGTCGTGTAGAAGATTTAGCGGATATTGAGATACTACAGCAGGATAATGAAAATAATGAGGAATTTTCCTTGAACTGACGATCAAATTCAGGTATAATAGTACCATTCTGTTAAAGGAGAATATAGATGAAGAATAAGATGAAAGTTCGAGATCACGGTGTAACCCCACATATGCCTGGTAGTGCTGGCTCGCGTGCGCCTATTAAGACGCCGGTTGAGGGTTTGCATACGACTCCTCGGAAGGTGACTCCTTTGTCTTTCAAGCCAACCCTTTCTAAGAGTGGCAAGCGGAAATCTTACTAAGTAATAAAATTGCCGGGGCCAGCGGTGTCGTCTGGATTCCCGGCTTTATTGCGGAGGATAGATGGCGAAGAAAGATTATAGTGACGAGGAGAAAAGGCGAAAATCTAAAGACCGATTTCTCACCAAACGTAAGAAGCTCGGTAAACAGAGAAAAGCATATGGGTAAAGAAGTAAAAGTAGACATTATTAAATCTACGGTTCCGCCTGTAACCATTAGTGGTGGTAAAAAAGGTGGCAAAAAAAGATAAAGTTGAAACTGTCATGCGCGAATTTAAGCATGGCAAGCTGAAGTCTTCCAGCGGGAAGAAAGTAACCGACCGGAAGCAGGCGATAGCGATTGCACTTAGTGAGAAGCGTCGCCAAAAGAAACGTAAAATTAAGGCATAATAATGGCTGTTGTATCGAATCATACATTAATCGAACGTGCCCCTGGGTATCGCATATACGAGTGGATATTCACGGCAACAGGGGAAGGGGACACCCTTTACGATATTGGCTACTGGACAGATAAGACTGTTCAGGTGAGTTTCCCTACAAATCCTACTGGTGATGTGTTCAAATGGACCGGGGGATTGTATATAGCAACTGATACTGCCAAATACCCAACCTTACACGCGGCAGATTCAACACTTCTCTCGGATGCTGGATTTTTAGATATGGGGGGATCGGATACTGATTTAATTTCCGCCGTATTGGAGAATGTGAATCATATACGTCCCGAAATATCCAATTTAGGTGGTGAAGCATCTGCGACTTTTCGATTAATGGTTGCAGATAATAAGGGTCCATATGGCTAATAGTAAATCGAAATTTACACAAGTTGACGCGAAGGAACTCGCGAGCCTTTATTCCGCATTGAATCCCCGTCGGGCGGAATTTAGAGCATGGTTAAAATTGCACGAAGCATTAGAAAAGGTGAGTGGGATTGCGAGTAAGGTGGATGGGCTTTATGATCAAAAAGACACTCTTGAGAAAGAGATCAAAAGTGTCGAGAAGGTCATTGCTGATAAGCGTGAAGCTTTTGAAGAAGAGGCGCGTAGTAAACAAGAAGGATTAGAGCAAGCATTAGCAAATTATCGTGAAGGTAAGATGGCGGAAATCGAAACTGCGATAAAGAATGCAAATGAACAAATAGCCATCTTTACGCAAAAGAAAGAAGATGCAAAGAAATCAGTCGCGAGCTATACGAAAAAGATTAAAGATAAACAGCAGGAATATAGTGCGTTAACTGCAAAACTTGAAGAAGAGTTTAAGGTTCGTAAAGAAGGCTTCCTTCAGAATATTCAAGAGATTCAAGAGAGTCGCGATAAAGCACAATTACTCGCTAATGAGCATCTCAAGAAACTCAGTGACGAAAAACAAGAACTCATGGAAGCTGTCAGAAAACTGAAGACTTACATTGAGAAAGTACAATCGCAATTTAAATAAAACCCTTGCATGAGGCGTTATAGGGGAGTGGGCAGATAACCCCTCCCCTTTTTTATTATTATGAAAATATTTTTACTATTAGCAATGCTATTGATACCATCAAGTGCTTATGCTGCATTTGATCATGTCGTTGATTGTCCAAGTACTATTCCTGGTGTGATATGCGAAACAGATGGTAACATTACAGTTACCGATGTTATTCATAGTACAAAATTCCTTAATGTGGAAAAGACTATCACTTTTGAAGATAATGCTGGTTGCATACCTGAAGATTATAAATACGACCTCGACGCTGGCTGTAAAGTGGTCTGTGATAACAATCATAGTGGGATCGCTGTGCATGTGACTGGAGATGATGTAGAGTTATATCATTTTGAAGTCAAGCCAGGATGTGATGGTGGAGTGGTGATCGCTGATACCGCAGATAATTTCCATATGGAAGTTTATGAAATTGGCTCGACGAATGATGAAGTCTCTGCTGGGTTAAAGATAGAAGCAGATGGCGCGACAGTCATCAATGGACGTATTCAGAAATCGCATGGCAATTTTTTAATTACCGGCAATGATAATCATATCGTTGGTGCGAATTTATTGAAGCCGCGATTGAATTTTCCATGTATTAAAGACACCGGAGGCAATAATAGCTTCACGAGGGTGCGATGTCGCTTTGGTGGTGATGTTGTTATCACGCCAACCACCTGTATGCATGATTCAGTACGAGGCCAAGAGTCGGAGATTAATGAGAATGGACCCTGCGATGATTGGCGTACGGTATGTAATGGCACATCTTTTGGTGGTGGAGACGGACAGTGTGATTATGATCCTAATGGGCAAGATGTCAACCTGCAAGTCCTTGGGGTAGGGTCTGGGGAAAAATTACTCCTTGACCCACAAGGTGGCGGGGGTTGGAATAATGTGACTATTAATGTCGAGAATGTCGATATCCACGGCTGCGGTGTGGTGCATGGTGTCGCGGGCGTCTGCGGTAGTCAAGGCGTATATCAGTCAAAGCAAATTTGGGAAGATGCGGTCATAGTGACAAAACCCGGTGTAACTATCACTAATGTAGATATGGAACAAGTACCGAGTCTACAGCCAGATACGGTAGAAAGGATCATAAAGGTTCCCTAATGGCACTTGGTACCCCTACTCAGCTCACGCAGGGGCATAGTAGCTCTAATGTATCATCTTATTCGAGTGCGTCTATTACTCCGACCGCTGATGCATTGGTCTGGGTATGGATTACGAATAGCGATAATGGTGGAGCGGGGACCGTATCGAGCGTCTCACATCCTGATGTATCATCTTTTACGATTAGCAACACCGCTACAACGACGAACAGGCGACTAACGCTTGCGTACGGATTTGCCGGGAGTTCTCCAGGAGGCGGAACGCTCGATATCGGATTTGGCACGAACCAAACTGGATGTGCCTGGCGTATTAATGAAGTGACAGGAGCGGATACGACAACGCCAGTCCCAGAAGTTGCCACATTTAATACGGTGACAGCCGCAAGTAGCATCACAACAAATGCATTAGCTGGTCTTGCTTCGGGGAGTATTGCAATTACCGGCGCGTGTCAAGACAATAATGCGACCTTTACGGCGGAAGCTGGATGGGTAGAAATTGGCACTTCAACAAACTACGTGAACCCTACAACGGAATACCATGATGCATACGATGATACGGATACGGATTGTACATGGTCCGCAACAGGTAGTCACGATATGGTAGCTGGGATAGCGGAGATTGCCGAGGCGGGTGCCGGTGGGGGAGTGAATACGTTACTGCTACCAGGGAAATTGCGATTCGGTATGCAAGGATTAAGTGGAGGTCTTGTTTAAATGAGACTCATTCAAAAGGGTAGTACGAATATTACCGATTATGTTTTTGTGCAAGATTCTTCTGATGGTACGCCTGAGACAGGCGCAACAATCACCGACTTCGATTTGCAGTACGTTCGTAACGGAGCTGCCCCATCTGCAAAGGTAGATGCAACTGCACTTGCCGGAATAGATAGTGCCCATAGTGATAATACGATGTTTGAAGTTGACGGTACAGATCAACCTGGGTTATATCGTGTCGATTGGCCTGATGCTGCGTTTGCCACTGGTGTGAGTCAAGTAGTCTGTACGGTCAAAGCCGCAGGTTTTCATCCCGTTCATAAAGAATATCAATTAGTAGACTTTGATCCTGAAGATGCAACACGCATGGGACTCACAGCACTGCCGAATGCAAATGCTGATGCTGCTGGTGGATTACCCATTAGTAATGCTGGTGGATTAGACCTCGATGCGATGAATACAAATATTAATGATATCGAGACTGATACCAATGAACTCCAGGGCGATTGGGCTGATGGTGGGCGATTAGACCTCATTGTTGATGCTATTCTCTTAGATACGGCTGAAATTGGTGCAGCCGGAGCGGGATTAACTGCAATACCTTGGAACGCTAGCTGGGATGCTGAAGTACAGAGCGAATGTACGGACGCACTAAATGCCTACGATCCACCCACTCGTGCAGAATTAACTTCAGATATCAGCGGATTAGATACAAAGATTGATACGATTGATACAAATGTTGATGCGCTGATCGCAGACCTTCCTGTCAAATTCACGAAGAATGTCGCGGTCAGTAACTTCAGCTTCCTGATGGTTAATAGCACTGATCATGTGACTCCACAGACCGGCGAGACGATTACTGGCACGATTAGTAAAGATGGTGGAGCATTCGCGGCATTAACAAACGCAGAATCAGAGATCGCAAATGGTATGTATAAAGTAGATTTAACCGCAACAGAAATGAATGCAGATGTGGTTACGTTACGATTTACTGCTGCAACGAGTGATGATCGCCTGATTACGATTTATACGCAGAGTACATAATGATTGTCCAATGGACATATGGAAATATTTACCAGCCTCAACATTATCAGTTGCGAACGATTTGGACCTGGAGTTCGGGTCAAGCTGGTGCAGGCGATGTCGCTGTGACAGCCACGTATAAGCCGATTTTTCGCCCTCGGAGACGATAATGACAAATTGGAAAGACCACTTATTGCCTGTAATTACAACAGCGCTACTAACGGGCGCGGCTATGTATCTTGGAATCGTTATTCATATTAAGGGAGATATTCAAGATTTACGATTAGAATATACACAGGCAGCCGCGAATTTTGTGACTACAGAGCAACTAGAACATCAAGCTCCATACGTTCGCGATAAGGCAAAACTTAATGATGGACTTAGGCGTATTGAAAAAATGAATGAAACATTTCTTAAGTCTCAACAGCAGCTCGGTAGGGTATTAGCGATTGTAGAACAAAATGAGAAACGGTTAGATCGCCTAGAGGCGGATAGGTATGATAACGGCTCTTAAGATTATTTTAATCGCGACCCTCATGATTATATTGAGTGGATGTTCGACGTCGCAAGCATTGCGTGGCAATGAGGCAATAGAAGATTCTGCATTACTTTATAATAAATATGCAACGAAATACTTACAGAAATGTGTGAAGCAACCAGAACCATGTCCAGCATTACCGCCACCAGCGGTGATTATAGAGAGTAAAGGAAGTGACCCGACCACGATTTCGGGTGTTCTATGGAGTGCCGCAAAGGTGATTGTACCACCAGTCGGCGGCTGGCTGATTAGTGAACAACTGGATTAAATTATGGCAGGACTGACAGCTAAATTACCCTTTAGGAGTACTCAGGGCTTTGTCCTGTCCCCAGGCTCCAATGCGCCATCGCAGAGCATTACCAGTGATGCCAATTCTTCGTGCCCATTCCTCCAATGGGAGGGTGATGTTATTATGGGTCAAATTGCGATTGGCGGAGGTATTGTGAGACTGCTCAATACGTGTTGCCCATCGACAATTATCGGACATGTAGCCCCTGTCGTTATCAATCCTATCCAAAGAATGTTGAGACGAAGGCCGTCTACCTATATCTCGAATAAATATTTCAAACGATGCAGCCCAATCTTTATCCATAGTGATTCCGCGCCCACCGTATCGACTATAGAATCTATCCCGAATATTGAAACAACGACTCTTAGCGGCGAGCCATACTCGATATTCAGGATATTGGGACATGTTATGTTTAGTCCGCGTATCGAGAGCAAGGCACCCGCAACTAGCAGTATCCCCAGCTACCAAGCTGGTGCTAGTGACGGTTGTTTTGTTGCCGCATGTGCATTCGCATATCCAGGCGGTCTTTTTCCCTCTATTAGCCGCTCGTTCCAAAACTACGAGACGACCGAAATGCTGCCCAACTCTATCAATAAGTTTTCCCATACTAACTCCTTGATTGATAATATGGGGATATTATATCACAGGTTTAATAGTATGTCAAGGATTTTACGAAAGGAAGATAGCTAATGGGGGGACTGACTGTTAAAGAGATTGAAGGGCGTATCCTTTCAATGGTACACCATAAGCTCGAAGGGCCTGCTATTCGTGCGCTCTTGGAGACACAGTACCGCGAACTCGCGAATACGTGGGGATGGTCATTCGCCAAATTAGATGGCGAATTTAACACCTTTGCGGAGCTTTCTGGAGGTACGATAACATTAACAAACGCAGCGAAGACTATCGCGGGTGCGTCAACTGCATTTACGAGTGATTATGACGATGGATACCTACGGGTTGACTCGGACTTTTACCGGGTTAACTTATTCACTAATACGACAACTGGCACACTCAAGTACAATTATGGTGGGACCACGGGTGCCAGCAAGACTTACACACTTAACCAGGCTCGGTACGAGCTTGATCCGGCGGTTTGGTATCTTATATCCATCTCTGGAGGTGGGCGAGACCTTATTGAAGTCACCCATGAAGACCTCGCAGACTTAGATGAGTCGCGGCAATCTTCAGGAGACCCGCTCTATTACTCGTATAGTGGGTTCGGGAGTGGTGGCGGACGGATTATTGAATTGTGGCCAGTGCCGAATACACAGGATCATTTCAATTATGTCGGAATGAAGATGTTGTCGTTTGCTCTTACTTCTAATAGCACTACCTTGGAGGAAATGATTGTCACTGTACTCATTAAATCTACCGCAGCTCAGGCGGCGATGTCCATTGCCTTAGCTGAGAAAGACCCACAAGATGCTCAGAAATGGTTCTCGGTAGCGGATAAATGGGAGCAGCAATCTATAGCGACATTGCAAGAATTACAAATGAGAGATATAAATGCCTTTGGTGCTCCCCATGCGCAGAGGAACAGCGAAAGAGGTAATGAAGTTAGTGACGATTTTGCGTCACGTCACGACTTGCTTTTGGACTTATAGTTTGAATAGTAAATTTTCCTTGACTAGCATAGTGAAGGTATATTATGATTAATAAGATGGAGAAGGATTTTCTCGGGCAAGGGTTTCCACGGAATCCCTTCTCGTTCCGAGGCTGGGGTTATGCGAATAAGATGATGCATAATATGGACCAGTTCCCGAATCCGAATAATAAGAATGCACAGGCGAATCCAATGCTGAATCCGCAGCAATATGGACAACATAATACGCCACAGCAGCAAATGCAGAAGCAGATGAATGGCGCATCACCCCAGCAGGTACAGTCGCAACCCGCGCAGCCGCCAGGCCAGAGTCAACATCAGATGATGACAGATCAGATTCGCATGGCGATGCAACAGTATATGCGACAACGCTATCCGCAGCAGACAGTACAGCAGATGATGGGCGCACAAAATTATCCACATAGGTGGGGGTATTAAATGGCAGGACCAGTACGGGCAGATCAGTGCGAAAGCCCTTTTAGTGTAGCACAATTAGCAGGCACCACGAAAGTCTCTGGATATCGACTCCATTGTACGGGGAATGCCACGGTCGCTGGTGATTGGGCACTCCATGCAAATTGGGGCGCAACCGGACATGTGAATGCGGTGACAGGAAATGATCAGATCGGCTCCATGAATCTTGATGCAACCGGAGGTAGTCAGGGAGCAAACCCAACTGCGACACTCACGTTTGGCGATGGGACATTTACTTCCGCGCCAATTGCTCTTGTTGTTGGATATAATATTACGGACCCTACTGAAGCAGTTACGTGCACATGGACAACGACAGCAACAACCTTAGTTATTACGTTAACGAACCCAGGAACGCCAACGGCAGATGAGCGATATGAGTTCCGATATATAGTGTTAGGTGTGTAATGGGGCGATTAAAGGATAGAGAAAGTAAATTTCCGCCAGAGTTTGGTAAACGACTAGAATCAAAGAAGAAGAAACGATTCAAGAAGGGTACGCACGAGTACGAAGGCAATGAAAAGCTCCGCGGGTCAGGGAATATCCGTCGTGCATTAGAGAAGAAAAAGGGTCGCGATTTCAGGTTGAGATAATGGTTAAGGCTGGTTTTTCAGAATCTCCAGATGGAGCAATTACTTCCTTTACGTTGGACACAACGCCAGCGACAGGTGGATTAGTGCTCATTATTCATAATGGACTTATCCTCGATGTTGTCGGAGGTACTCCAGGAGTAGGGGAATGTACCGTTACGGGAACAGCTATAGAGGTGGGCCTTGCGCCTAATTCAGGAGATGGATTCTGGGCGTTTGTGCAGGACAATATTCTCACGTCGCTGCGGAGAACAGAACTGACTGGCGATATCGACAATAGTAATCAGACATTTACGATTAAAGCAAAACCAAGTAGTACGAATGCACTAATCTTCTTTAATGGTCTCGCATGTGAAGAGGTTGCATCTGGACCAGGTGCAAATGAAATAACGTACACAACTGGCACGGATACGGATAGTATATCCTTCTGGACAGCGCCATTTCGGACGGATCGTATTGAAGCTTTTTTGCCGGTCCCAACAGATACGAATACCGCAACACTCGCGTTTACTGGCTCGCAGGATGGCACCAATGCTGCATATACCTTAACAAAGACAGGGCAGATTAGTGGAGATAAGCCGCGATTGCTCACAACACTGAATGGTCAGCTCTTTGATGAGCGGACAGATTATCTCGCGGCAGCAACAGAATATATTTCAGATGATACTGGCGATGTGATTACATTAGGAATGAATCCTATAGCATCAGATCATATTAACTTCTACTTGCTTGGTGCACAGGAAGAGTCATGGAGTACGCTGATTGAGCGAACGCAGCGATTAATTGATGATGAGGATGGACTTTTCCATACAGAGACGCAAGTGCGTGTCTTCCTAGAGCAAGCGGAATTATTTGTCACCATCTATCGCGCACTAGGAGAGGAAACAGGCGATCTGTCCATTACGAGTGGCACGGCGACCTATAAAATACATAATACATTCTCGGATTTTATCGCGCCACTCAGAGTCGCGATTAATAATGTCGCATTACAAGAATCTCATATTGCACATTTACAAGCACTCGATGCAAATTGGAACTCAACGACTGGAACGCCAGAGTTCTATTATATGATTGGCGGTACAATAATGGGGTTCTATCCCGTGCCAAATGCGAGCTTTACGGCTAAGGTGACACGCTTGAAAGTCCCAGATGGGGCGACGGATAAATATGCGCCACCCTCAGTGGACCCCGTATGGCATAACCTACTGCCACTCTATGCTGCCTCTCTCGCACTCATCTCTGAAGGAAAGATTAGCGAGCGTGTGCAGGGACTCATGCAGCAGTTTATGGAAGCGATAGGATTGCGGCGAGATCGACGATTTATGCCAGGACCAGTACAGAAAGAGGTCGCATCTCATAAGATTGTAGATCAACGTAGAAGCGGGAATGACTAATGCCGATACCAACTGATGTTAAAGATTTAGTCAAAGATTATCTCTGGATCAAGGATGCGAATCGCGATGAAGAGATTGAAACAGTATATAAACGCGCACTGGACCAACTCATACGTGAGTTCGACCTCACTGCCCAGGAAGAGACGATTGATACGGTCGTTAGTCAGAGCATATATTCCCCGGACGCACAGACACATCGTATCCTGGATGTGCTATATAACCAAGGCGTGCTCCGAAAAGCCACGTCTGATACTCTCGATTGGGTGCGAAGTACCTGGGAGAGCGAGTCTGACGGCACGCCGGAATATTGGTTTACGGACCATATTCCCGAAGGTCTGGATTCGGTTGTTGGCACCCTCCTCATTGACTTCGCTGTAGTACCACCACCAGATACCGCAGGGAGTGGAAGCTCAGGCTTAACAGTCTTTAGTATTATCCGACCAGACGATGATGATCCGGTTATGACTTACTTAAATCCGATGCTCATGTATCGGACAGCGGCGAATATGCTGCGTGAAAGTACAGAAGAAGCAGATGAAGACGCGGGAGATCGCGAACAAATTACAAATGCTGTCGCAGAATTCCTTGATACACTCGTTCAGACTTGGGGCGCGGTATTAAGATCAAGATTACCATCATAGAGAATATTTATGAAAGATAATTTCTGGAATTTTATTTGTATAGATACTAACGGCAAAGGTTGCTGGAGATGGATGGGAAATCTTAGTCGCGGATATGGGAAATTCAAGGCTGACGGAGTGAATTATAGAGCGCATAGGTATTCATATCAGCATCTAATAGGGGATATCCCTGATGGGATGCACGTTATGCATCGTTGCGACAATCCATCATGTGTGAATCCTGATCACTTAACTATAGGTACTCATTATGATAATATGACGGATATGGTTCATAAAGGACGAGCTAGGGGAAAAGGTCCAAGGGGTTCCCGTAACGGTGCGTCTAAATTCAATGAAGATCAAATTATCAATATTAGACATCAATACGATGAAGGGAATATATCTCAAGCCAAATTAGCACGTAAATATGACGTAACATCAGCGGCTATTAATAGAATTATACATCGTCAGGTTTGGACGCATGTATAGTAGATTGCCGAGTTAAATATGCCACATCCAGCACTAATGGGAGCAGCGGGAGCTGCGGCCAAAGTAGGACTAAAGAAGTTAATTAAACATCTAGGAAAGAAATCCGCCAAGAAGAGTGCGAAGAAAGCGGCTAAAAAAGGCGCACGAAAGACGGTCAAGAGTGAAGCGAAAGATACGGTGAAAAATCCACGCCCGAAGGTCACTCGTAAGGGTACTGGATCAATCACGCATGAAATGCCTGGGAATGCGTCGAAAGATTTTCCAGAATTACTTAAGGCGACGCGAAGATTAAAGCCTGGAGATTTACCTCAACTACGCACTGGCGTGAAGCCTGATTTTAAAGCTGCTCAGCAGCGGCGCATAGCCGAACGATTAGGGACGAAAGACAGATTAAAAGGTAAGGCGAAACGTAGCGCACAATCGGGGTACTAATGCCAACTGTACGTAAATATAAGAAGAAACCAATCTTGGACGTTTTTTGATCTAAAGTTAAACGTCAAGATGATGGTTGTTGGTTATGGGATGCCGCTCTTGGTAATCATGGATATGGCGTTCTTAATAGAGACGGTAAGGTCATATGTGCTCATCGCCTGTCATTTACATTGCATCGAGGTCGAATACCGAAAGGGCTTCATGTGTTACATAAGTGTGATATAGGGCACTGTGTTAATCCGGCTCATCTATTTTTAGGTTCCAATAGAGATAACACGGAAGATAAAGTTGTTAAAAAAAAGACACACTTATGGAGAGAAAAATAACAGGGCAAAATTATCAGATAATGATGTGAAAGAGATTCGCAAAGAATATAATGAAGGCTTAACATCACATAGGAAGCTTGCGACTAAGTATAAAGTGAGCCATCAGTTGATAGCCGGTGTGGTGAATAATAAACGATGGAGGCATTGTTTATCCCAACTGTAAGATTTAACGACTTCTCTGGGGGACTTTGGGATTCGCGGGCGCTGAATATCTACACGCCTGAGAATGCCTTACTCAAAGCCCAGAATATTGAATACGTGTCTGGTGGGGAAACCATCAAATTACGCGGACGGAGAGGTATACGTTATCTCGATAAGCCAACGAATGCATCGAGTATCTTAGGACTCTGGCGACATTATCCAAGAGATACGGGGAGTAATAGTCCTTCCTGGCTCGCAGTGATTCAGAACAGTTCCTCTGGAAATGTGGATTTCGTCCACGATAATGATGCGGATGGTGTTTTTGATGATGCGCTTGGCGGGAGTCCAACGGGCTATCTTGCGAATACGCGCTGGCATTTTGTGAACTGGCCCGCGAAAAATAAGACCTATATGGTCAACGGGAAAGAGGGCATTAAGTTCTACGACGGGAGTAATATTACTGCGATTACGCAAGATAGTACTAGCGTCTTCGCGAGTAATGATGATATTGGCCCCTATATAGAAGTTTGGAAGTCGCGGATGTGGGTAGTAGATGATGATAATGTTAACTTCTCAGTCTATGCTTCGGACGTTAATTCCGATAGTAATTTTCCTTCTCTTAACCAGCTATCTGCCAATGACCCTGATGGTGGCGACATTGTTGGCCTTGTGGGAATTGGAGACGCTTTACTGGTTTTTAAAACTTCTGGTATTTGGCGCTTCTTAGGCGATATTGAGTTCGGGTCCACCACATCCGGGCAGTTCGTCCGATATAATACGGAGGGATGTATCGCTCCAGAGACCATTAAGTTGACTCCGTGGGGCGTCGTATACTTGAGCCGTAATGGATTGCGTATTACTGATGGGCAAAGCCCGCAGTCGCAGGATTTATCATTACCGATTAGTAGCTTATTTGTGACTCCTGGTGGACAGAATCTCTATACGAGTGCAGTCGGATGCTACTTCACGCGAAAAGATATGTACATCATTCAACTTGATCCTTCTGATGCGGATACCACATATGTTGTCTCGCGTGTGTTAACGCAAGATGGGCCGCGATTCCTTTGGGCACGTTGGACAGGGCTACCATTCAATGCTATTGCGGATAGTCCCGCAGAGGATGATACGAATGGTGGCGCGATGTATATCGGCGATACGACAGGGGATATTCGTGAGATCGACTTCGCGAATAGTAATCCTGAAAAAGACGATGATAACGGAACAGAGACGGATATTGATACTCGTATCCAAGTGCCCTTTGTTCGTATTGGGGAAGCTGATTCGTATGGCCGCGCCTATCGTGCAAAAGCTATTTATCGCGGGAAGTCGGCACTCTCACTCGGCTTACTCTATGATAATAATGAGAGTTCATATGCGGATTTTGTTGCATTAGGAGAAACGAAAGGAAGTTTTCAGATTCAAGATGTTATTGCTCCAATTACGAGTAATGCAAATTGGGGACACTTCATGTCATGTGATGTGATCTTTCCTGCGACTGGTCATGATGGGGAATTCTATGAACTTGCGCTTGACGTAAAGTATCGTGGTCCGCTCGCGTGGAAACGAGATAGTATTCAAGTTGACATTGACGCAGATGATAATTAAGAGGATAACATGAAGAAAATAGTAGCAACATTGTTAGCGGCGTTTTTAATAGCTGCACCAGTCCACGCGGCTGATCACTCTTTGACTCATAGTAAGAGTGCCGACGATCCAATCAATATTCTTGATATTGATGGTGGCGCGACAAAAGGCGGAACATGTACGGTCGGAGAGGTTGTTGAGTGTGTTGGTGCGAATGGGCAATTAGGATATGGGACTGATGACACATCTGCACCAACGGTCGATGATGCTAATAATAGCAGCAATACTGTTGTACTTGATATTGAGAAGACCACTTCAGGGACGCCGCAGGCTGGTATTGGTGGATCGTTAGGAATTAAAGTTGAAGATGCCGGTGGTTCGCAGCGACAAGCACGTATTGAAGTGAATCTGACCACAGTCACGGACGGATCAGAAGATGCAGACATGGAATTCTATGTTATGGATGGCGGGAGTGAGACTTCTATTCTTCGGCTTGTTGGTGCTTCTCGTCGCGTGGGTATTAACGTCGAGCCAGATGGCACATTGCACGCCTTAACGAATAGTGCTGGGTCAGTGACAGCAGCAGCCAATTTCGACGACTTAGTGGTAGAGCAAAATGCAGCAGGCGGTATTACAGTGTTAACACCTGATGCAAATAATGCAAGTATTGGGTTTGGTTCACCAAGTGATAGTCTAGGAGCTGCGATATATTGGAATCATGATGCTGACTTATTGACAGTCGGCACGCAAAAATCTTCCGCTGATCTGGCCCTTGCAACTGGTGCAGATTCAGAAGCGCTGCGTATCTTGCAAAGCGGTGTGATTGGTATTGGCGATACGACTCCAGATGCGGTCTTGGATATTGCAACGGCGATTGATAATCAATACGTGGTTCGTGTCGAATCGCAAGATACAGACTCAGGTGAAAGTTTTGGGGTACGTATTACTGCTGGAACGAACAGCTCTGATGCCGCGCTCCTTGTTAAGGATCAGTCCGGCGTTACGGACTTTTTCCGCGTGAAAGGTGATGGAGATATTGGTATCAATACGGATAGTCCTGAAGCACGATTGCATATTATCCAAGCCACCGCAGCTAATACTGACATAGGTGTTCTTTCTGAAGATGGACGAAATAGTTTCATGACGGAACATACGAACGCAGATTACACCAGTGCATGGGGTCATTATTCTGGTAATGGTGCACCATTTTTTGCATTACATGCTATTCATTCCGCTACGGCGAATACGCTGAAGAATTCTAATGCCGGATTCCAGGGGTTTGGCATGGTACATGGAAATGGCAGTGATAATGTCGTATTTATGTTTAATGATAGCACAGTTGCAGATGCGGACTTTTCCGCAACAACAACAGCTTTATTACTTGAAGCTGATGGAGATGTGCAAGTTGGTAAATTTGCCACCGCAAATTCAGCCACGGTCTGTTGGGATAATTCGGGCATTAGCTATCTGACAAGTTGTACCTCATTGTCGAAATTCAAAGAAGATGTAGAAGACTTACCGTTAGGGCTGGACACGCTGATGGAATTACGACCAGTTGAATATACATGGACAGAAGATCAGGGTGGACAGCGAGACCTTGGTTTTATTGCTGAAGAAGTGGAGTCTATCAATCCAATATTAGCGACATATGCGAATGGGGAATTGGGTGGTGTGAAGTATCGTCACATGACAGCTTTACTTGTCAAGGCTATCCAGGAACTCAATCAGACGATTGAAGACTTAGAAGCGCGGATTGACGTATTAGAGAATTCATAAATGCGTAATTGGTGGTTAGCCTTTATTTTGATGTGTATTCCAATCACAGTAGAAGCTTTAGAGGTAAAGCGACAAGGAAACAGCGGCAAGTACATAGTCGTATTTGACAAAGACGAACAACCCGCAGTTAACGCACAGGCGGATACATAGTTATTTGATACCATTGATCGCAACCTCAAAGGAATAGTCGCAGATCATAATGATAATATCCTCAAAACACGACTCATGGGCGATCTGTGTGGGTTGACAGAGCGTGAGAAAAATGCTATGGTAGGAAAAGGTCTTAAAATAGACACTAAATTCTGTCAGTAAGGAGTTATTATGAAGAGCACAATGCTCACATTTACCGGGTTTTTACTCGCGATTATTATTGGATTAGGGATGGGTTGTGAGATGCGGATTGGTAATCCAGATGCCGATCTTGCAAAAGAAATTACAGCAATGAAACGCGCAATCGTGAATCTAGATGCGAACATGAAGCGAGTCGCGGATGCACATAATAATCTCTCAGGAGAATTTCAGAAACATCACCCCGAAGAAGTAGAAGAGACGGAAGAGAAGGAGTAATTATGAGAGACCCTCAAGAGGGCGAATGGATAAGATGTCCAAAAGCCCGATCTCAAAGAACCTATAAACCTAAGAAAGTCTTTGATCACGGAGGGCAAGGAGTGTTAGATTCACATAGGCATGGAATCTGGAGTCCAGAGTGCGATCATAGCGGATTGCCTGCACCTATCGTAAGAGAAAATAAGACAAAGAAAAATGAGTAAATTATGTCCCAAATGCGGTGAGCTTTTAACAGCAGAAGCGTACCATAGGGATGGAGCTAAGAAGGATGGATTATACACGATATGTAAAGAATGTCGTAAATTTAGCTCAGTCGATGTAGTCAAAAAAAGAGCCTCTGATCGTTCTTACTATTATCGCAATAGGGACGTTATACGACGTAAGCAGAAACTTTGGAAAGATGAACATAGGGAGGAGATTCGCGTTCAACGTGAATTATCCCGTGATAAATATAACGCCGCAACTCGGCGATGGAAAGCGATTAATAAGGAACGAGTTAGTCGTTATAATAAGCGCTACAGAAAGGATCATCCTGAAATTTCAGTCCATCATGAAGCGTTACGACGAATCCGATTAGGAGCCGTTCAGTCTCCAGTTGATATAAAAAAGATATGTAAAGCTTATGAAATGATCTGTTATCTATGTGAAAAGCCTATTGACGAAGGCGATTTACATATGGATCACATCGTACCTATTGTTAAGGGCGGCATACATACTGAAGAAAACTTAGCCCCTACACATAGTCAATGCAATTTAAGTAAACATATCAAATCACTGGAGGAGTATTGGAGTAGTATATCCCCAGGCGCATCTTAGAATTCCCGGAAGGATTATTCCAAGTCGAGGCTGAACGGAGTAACCTTTTCAGTGCACAAGATTTTGCAGTTGACACGGAAGACCTCGCCAAGAAACATAACGCACTCCTGCGTTTCCTTGTAGAAGAATACCGTAGATTAATTGACGACTTAGGGTTCGATTATAATTGTCGCGTCTATAATGACGCCGCAATTACATGCACCACTGCGACTGAAAAGCGCCTGGACTATAATCAGGAACGCTTCGATATTCGGAATATGCATGACCCCTCGACCAATAATTCCCGCCTCATAGCAGGACGTTCTGGCGTCTATATGATAGGATTACATGTTGAATGGGCTGCATCTACTGCGGGAGATCGTCTCATTACGATTAAACATGTCGATTCTACCCCAACGACTACTATTATTGCGGAAGACATGCGGCAAGCCACCGCAGGAAGCCTTGTAATGCCGCAGACTTTAATAACTTTTTATGAAATGGCATTAAATGACTATGTTGAATCTTTTGCCACACAAACATCTGGGGGTAATTTGGATATTAATGCATCACTCCAGAGTAGTCCAGAGTTTTGGATGCAATGGGTCTCGCCCTCAACTAGCTAGTTGATTTTCCTAGACTAAACCGCGTATATATGGTATAATACACGCATAAAATAAAGAAAAAAGAGATATAATATGTCATGGTTTAATAGACAAGGCGCTTCGATGAGTAACTTCCGTGGACGATTTGGGATTCCACCGCCTGGAAGAATAGAGAATACTCGTCCGCAGGGATCAATTCGCGCATCTACTAGTCAGCCTCGCGAACAGCAAGGCCCTGTGAGTGGAACTATGGTTGATCTCAAGGGTACAAAATTTGGTCCACGTGCGAATCCACGAACGGCAACAATTACACCTTCCGGTGGGATAAGAACAGGGCATGGTACGAGCGGTTACGCACATGTGGACACTGGCAGTGGTCCGCAACCTATCAATAGAACGCCACAACGGACACCATCAGCATCAAAACCGATGCCATCGGCTGTGCCAGAAACAAGCTCTCTTATTGAACGTGCTCCAGAGAGAAGGGCGACGAGTCCGGCACTTGCATCTGCCTTTGCGAAGCAAGGTATCGGACTCACTGAGCAAGAAATGAGCGCTATTAATGATCCAGGAGAAGGTGGTTTTGGCCAATTTCTCCAGAAATATATTAGTCGCGCACGGCCAGGAGAAGCGCGTGATGTCTCAGGCAATTTACCATCTTGGGTGACATTAGGAGAAGGGGCAGATCGACGAAAAGCCGGTGCCGCTTGGCAGAAATATCTTCAGGAGAATCGCCCATCTGGACGCCCAGCTCCGTTTCGCGCACAGGGAACACCAGGAGCCGCGACGAGTCCTTTTGAGCGTTCTGAGGAAGATCGCCGACGAGAGCAGACTCAAGGGATCGTGAGAAACCTGTTGAGTCAGTGGACAAAAAATCCGCGATATGGTTTCAGTGGTGGGAATAAATTTAAAGGATTGGGTGTGTAATGGCATATAAGGGCGGATCACATATAACAGCAAGAGGTGCTGCCGCTGCTGCAAAAGCTGCCGCGAAGAATAAAGCTGCACGATTAGGTACAGCCGCAAAAGGCACAAGCTATAATCCGTATAGTTCGCGGAACACCTCGGCTTCGCGACAAGTAAAACCCAAACCTCTTACTGGGAAAAAAGGTGCAGTTAGTGGTACAACAGTAGATTTACGCGGCACAAAACATGATCCACGGAATCGTCCACATACGGCAACGGTTACTCCAGGTGGTGTAATAAGTGGGCACGGGAAGCCAAAAGTCCCCGCGCCACCCAACAATCAGCCGAAGTATACTGGTATGGTCTATGTGCAAGACCCAGGTGGTAGGAATGCAGCATATCGGCGAGCCATGATGCCGAACACGCAACTTGATCATGCTCCAGCCAATAGGGAAGTTGCCGCAGCTCGCAATAAAGTAATGCGCGGCGAAGCACTTAATGCGCATGATAATTATGTGCTCAAGCAGCAAGAATACAAAACCGTCACTGGTCTTGATCCGCGTACTGGACAGGGTACTTGGACAGGTCAGAGTCCTGATGCGCGTCCAACGGGCGCTGATCAGCAACGTATCGGTCAAGAACGTACAAACATTACTCCATATGTTGGCCCAGATGGTCGTGTTCATTGGTATGATCAGGATCGTGGGTCCTTTGTTAGTGGTATGGGTGGCAACACGACGGCGAATGCGTGGGACCCAGCACAAATTACACAACATCCTGATAATCCGAATGCCGTTCCATCCCCTGGTCAACATGGAGAAACGAGAGCTGCGATAGATAGATGGCTACGGGCGCGGAATGAAGGTGCGCCACAGCAAGGCGGCGGAACAACTCCACAACCGCAAACACCAGACAGTCCGACAAATATGCCGCCTATTAATGCTCCAGGAGATCAGAATCCTAGTGGCGCAGCGAATCCATCCGATTTCCAACGTCCTAATCAATTAGGTCTTCAGAGTGGTACGCAAAATGCTCGGCAAGGTGCGCAACTAGATAAGCAAGAGATGCTGCTCAGAGGCGCGACAGATAGGAATGGGAATCCAGTTGATCGAGACTTATTCAATAGGTCGCGAGAGGCAATGAATTTCATTTCACAAATGCCGATGACAGATTCAATTAAGACGCCTGAACAGCAAGCTGCAATGTACGAAGCACGGCTACAGCAAGCGATGGAACGCTTTGGCATGACTGAAGAAGAAGTCATGTATTCTAATTATATTAGATATAATGGTCAAAATTCCCTTCTCGCACGCGGATCAGCTTCAGGGTGGAATCCGCGAGGTGTAGATATGCGCCCGGTGAATGGCACGCCCGAAAGTATGTCAACACAACCGCAACAGTTACAGACGCAAGTACAGCAGTTAACATCTATCGTGCAGGCAATTATGCCATTACTGCAAAGCCTTGGTATGGGCGGCAATCTTGGTGGATTCCAGCAGCAGTCATATCCAGGAGTTTCGTTAGGTGGTTACAATAGTGTCTCTGGTTATACGCCACCAGCAACGCAAAATCCTGTACAGAATTACTGGCAAGACCCATCGGCGTTAGCAAATTACGCATACTGGTCTGCGATGGGATATCGACCGGACACTGGCTATACTTCTAATTATGTACAATCGCAACCGCAAATACAGTCAAGTTTCTTAAATACCGCAAGTGGAGGCAACCCATTTAGCTTCTGGAGATAGGATATGGGATTATTTGACGCGCCAGAGCGCTTCTTTGATGCAATGTTTGAGGCCGCCGGAAAAGGTTGGAATGGTCTCCTCGATGCGTTAGACATACCAGGACTTAGTAAGCTCAAGACTGGTGATGGGGTCAATACCATTCCTTCCGGCTTTGAATTCACTGGTCGTCCAGGTTATCCCGAGACGGGAAAAGGAAGTGCCTTTCAGTCTACGATGGATGCCGGAACGCCAGGCTTCAAGTTTGGTGATATGGTAGATTTCGGGAAGAAAGTCCTTGAAGGATCAAGCTTTGAACATGTGCCCGCACCCGAGATTCCCTCTGTTCAGGAGACGCATTCTGCTTCTCGTGGTGGTGGACTTGATATGACTGGTGCGCGATTTGGAGGACCAAAGCAGGTCTCTGCGGCACAGCTTGCAGAAGGACCGTTACCGACATTAGAGCAAGCAATGCAAACGCTTGGTGAAGGTGGTGCACGGACATTTGGAGAAGCTATCTTTCATAAGTATCAACAGCAAATAGAAGGCAAGAACGGTTATCAACCAATGGTATCGTCAGTAGGTGGGAAGTTAAATCTACGAGGCATACCGCAGACGGGATTAGGCCAACAGCCGACTCCGCGATTAGATTTACCGCAGAGGATGTAATATGTCTTTTGGATTAGGTAGTGGCGGAAGCTCTAAAAACCGCTCGCGCACATTAAACGCAACAGGCTTCCCTGCTCATTTGTTGGGTGGGATGATGAGCGCGTTCGGCCCGACGCCGAACCCATTTGATGCGATCAGTAAGGGTCGTAGTCAATCTTCACTCTTTGGTAGTTCTGGATTTGGTCCAGGCGGTGGCGGATACGGCGATGCTGGAAAGATGAACTTTGGGTTCAACTTTGGGGTTGCGCCACAAGCATTGCTCCAGCAGTCTTATCCTGAGATGAATGTCAGGGCTGGGTGGAATCCTTATCAACCGATTAATTTCTCTGGTAATCAGAGAAGTGGTGGTGGGACTGGTGGTACTGGCGGTGGCGGAAGTGCTGGTGGTTTTGGTAACATGACCCAATGGGGTATGAATCAAGATGCTTACCGAGCTTACGCAAATCAAAGTGCTGTTGGTCTCTCGTGGAATCCGCAGATTGGCTGGCAACGGAGTAATCAGAATCCTGAACTTGTCTGGGTTGGTGGTGATGGGGCGAATTGGCAGTCTGGCCAATATTATCTCTTCGGTCATCCTGTCAGTTACGATCAAGTTGATTGGCTGAATACTGGCACGCCAAATACTGACAGTCATAATCCTCAAATTCCCCAGGCAATGACCTGGCTGAAAAGTAATACGACCGGGAATTGGGGTAATTACCCGCCGCAGGTTTGGAATGCCTATGCCGCAGGTCATGTTTCTGGTCTTAGTTGGAATGGTAATCAATGGGATTCTAAAGGAAATGATGCTGATCTAGTATATTATGGTCCTACTGATCAGTTGTGGTTTCGTGGGTGGGAAATCACCAAAGAACAAGAAGCAGCATTAAAAGAGAATCCCGATGCGTGGTATGCGTTCTTCGCGTCCGCAGAGAATGCGCTGACAAATAATAACCCACAGCAAAACAATATATGGAATAACCCACAATCACAGCAGGAGAATCAGGCACTTGCGCAACAGAAGTTGCAAGGTGGCACAGTACAGACGCCGCAGAATACCGCTGGTGGTGGACGTATTCCAGACAATGAATATCGCGTTAATATTGGTGATATCGTTGATGCCGTTCGGCAATTCGATCCCGATAAGATGCAAGACTGGTGGAGAATCTTCGGAGAAGAGGGGTGGTTTGATGCTTCTGCTCGTAACGAACTGACTCTCCAGAGTATTTATGATGCTTTCCGCAGTGCGGATGGTAACACGCTGAGTGGACGTTCTAAGGGCGTGCTGATGGCCGTCTTAGGTCACTTAGAGCAGGTCAAACGTATCCACGAATTACAAGAACCGTTTAGCGCATTTGATACCGCAGACCCATTAGGCGATCTGATTAGCCCATTCCCTGGTACGGGTTTCTCAAAAGACGTGCCGATTGATGTACGACAGGCATATGCAGAAGGCTATGCATCTGGATGGACATGGGATGGGTCCGCATGGACGGAAACACAGGGGAATCCTGAAGTGGTTGCCGCTGGTGACGGGTCTATCTGGTATCGTGGGCAAGGTATTTCACAAGAGCAGTGGAATAAGATGCGCGAAGTCGGACCAGAAGGTCTCAAGATGCCAACGCAGGCATTAACAGATGCGTTAACTGCGGGAACGGCAACTGGTGCACGATGGGCTAATGGCCAATGGCATGGCGATCAACTGAATCCAGACTTGATTTATGACGGAACGAATGATACGTTCTGGTTCCAGGGTAATATCATCACACATGATCAGGCACGTGACTTTATTACACGCGGTCCAATCGCAGGTGGAACAGGTCTGATTGCTGAAGATATGCTAGGTAATCTGATCGGTGGTGCTGGCCCAGAAGGTCGCATTAGTGATGAAGATTTAGAAGCTTTTAAGAGCGGTGTTCAAGTTGGGGATATTAATCTTAATCCGTTCCGGTTTGATAGTCGTGTGCAGGTTGACCCAGCACAAGCACAAGCTGCCCGTATGGACCTTGGTCCAGGCTTCTTGCAGGATGCTATTTATAATGAGTTAACTGCACGACCAACAGAGGAATACGAGCGTCGGCGAGAACTCACACAGAAGCAGATTGATTCACAGCTTGCCGCGAAAGGATTAGCAGATTCTGGTACGGGTATGTACGCCTTCCGTGATCTGATTGAACCATTAGACCGACAGCAGGCTGCATTGGAACGAGAGTCGCAAGCGACCGCAGTCCGTATGGCGAAGGATTACGAGCTGCAAGTTGCCACCGCGAATCATCGCGCACAGCAAGAAACTAACTTAGCAAACGCAGGATTTACGCAGGAAGCTCGCGTACAAACTGCACGGAATTTTCTGACAGGGAATCTTACAGAGTACGAGACGGGAGCACGAGTAGCATTAGCGACGCAGGATCAACAGGTCCGCGCACAGATGGCAAATATGTCACAATACGCACAGGCTCTTGGTCTAAATGTACAATCCGTGTTCAGGGAGCGGGATAGTTTTATGAATGTCCTTGGTCTTCTGCAAAATGACATACAAATGAAGTCAAATGCAGAACAGGCGTTTCTCGCTCTGGCATTCCAAGAGTTTGCCGCGTTGCGAGCTGCAACAGTGAATGCTGGACAATTCAGTACCTCCATCGCGAGGGCAAGTGCGGATGGTGGTTGGAACTTTAATATCGGATATCCTGGGACCGGAGGATAGGAATTAAATAATGGCAAGTGCAACCCCATCGAATGTGAATGTTCATCCTCATACTCTCGCTCGACTGATCGAGCTAGGTATCCGTGTGCCTGGCCATATCCTTGGTCATGGTATCGAGAAAGCTGGAGACTTAATTGGATGGGCTGGAGATAAGCTTGGCCCAGCAGAGGCGCAAGCCGCAGAGACGAATTTAGATTTCCAAGGTGTTGGGCAAAATGATCCACGCCATGTTCCACAGGGATTTGAATTCCGTGAAGATGCCGGAAAGCTAGGAGATCAACGGAAAGGTCCGATGCCGATGAATAATCGGACCAGTGCCTTTCAGCGTACACAACAGACGGGCGTTCCACAACAGAAGCCGCAACCACAACAGCAGGGATTCACTGATAAAGTAGATGACTTTATGGGTGGAGTTGGCCAAGGGATGCGAGACTTTGTGGGAAGTGGTCTCGGTCGTGGGAATATCTATGGCTTAGTCCGTGGAGTTTTTGATCCTAAATGGGTAGACGAGAATGATAAGCTCTCGCGTGATATGTACAAGCGGCGCTATATTATGCAAGCCGTAGGTATGAGTGGCATAGATGGTTTGATGAAAGACTATGCCGTTATTCAGCGCCGAACAGATATCCCAAATCATCAGAAGCGTATGTGGGCACGTGGCGCAAAGGCACGTATCGCCCAGGCGCAAATTAATGCCCATATGTATGGCGTTAAAGACTTCGACATGCGTATGTTCTACGATGAGCTTGACAAATATGATTCGTATCTTTCAGATGCGATGAAGGATCGTGGAAATCGCCTCCAGGAATCCAATCTTGGTTTCTTCACAGCGATGCCAATGAACGAGAAGCCCGCAGGGAGAAGCGCGGTCCAAGTAAGCGGTATTCATAATGGTGAGATCACATGGTTTGCCTACTGGAAACAGTCTGAGAAATACCTCCCACAAGCAGTTTCGCGGGGAGAACTCCCAGAAGGCGCATCAGAGAAAGAAGGCCGCGTCTATATGGACCCTTCTCAATTAGAGAGGGAGCCAAACGATCCACATGCAGGTCTTGAGAGTTTAACGTCTGAGCATATCCGACCAGTCAGTGGTCGCGAACGTGCCGATACAGGTATCACGCCAGTGAATTATACTCCGGTACAAGTAGACGTAAGAGACAATGCAGATGAGGTCGCGAATATACGAGATGCTCATAATCATGCAGCAGATGCATTAGAACAGGCGTACGGTATGGATGGGACGACCCATCAAATCGCGCAACGTATCCATATGGAGGAAGATCGGTTAGATCAGAAGATCGCCTCGATACGTAATAATATCGACCCAACCCAGTTACCAGGAAGCGAAGGGGAAGCGAACAAGGAAATAGAACCTTTATTGCACGAGCGACAGAATCTTGCAAAGAAAGCGATTGCGAATATCCGTGCTGGGAATGTCATTGATGAAGAGGCAACGTCAGCCGGTGATGGAATTATCTGGAAATCTGGTGTAAATATGGACCCAAAGGATGGGGACATTCAAGAGCGACAAGCGCGTTCTGGTATGTGGCAGAATTCGATTACGTATCATACGTATGGGCAAAATGGAGAGCTTATTTCGTTTCAGATGAATCGTGGCGATCCATACTGGAATCCGCTCCATATGTCCGACCACCAGAAGACTCGTGATAAAGGTGATGAAATGGCAAAGCGGAAAGAGATGCTCAAGCATGAGATGCAAGCCTACGATGCCTTTAATCGTGCTTTTGGTGATCAGCGTCGTGACGGATGGCCAGACTTGTTAGTCCGTTTCCGACAGCAAGCACTCTTTGAGCCAGTGACCGATTGGTTTACGGGTGGAAGAATCTTAACGCCGAATGGCTTTAATCTGATGGAATGGTCGCAATTTATTGGACAGCTACGAGGACAGAAGCAGACGTATACACAGCGACTCGATAATCTCTTAAGGAGTAAGTTAACGGATGAATCCTATCAGCAGTTAATGGATCATCCAGATGCGCAGAGTTTCTTACAGCCGCCAACAGAGGCAGAGATTCATGCGATGAATGCGTATCAGCAGATGTTCCTGAAGCTGCGTGAAATGGTTGACGAGCAACGATTCTCGAATGATGATGCGCGACGAGCTATGGCCGCACTTGGTGATCCATCTTCGTTGTCGCCTGTGTTAATTATGCGACGTATGCTCTACGCGATTAATGATAGTATAGATATTCAATGGCGCACCATGAATCGCCTACGGAAAGAAGGTTATGGTGAAACGCACGGACAGTCACTCTACTTCCAAGAGGCGTACCATGTCCCAACGCAGATGATCCCACTCTACGGGGTGGAATTACGCGGTGAGCATGATGCGGAGCTTGGTATTGCGCCGCTGATTGATGAGCCGCTACCACTTGGTATGGATGAAGCGACTCGCGATCAGATTTACGCGAAGGAGGAAAACTTTGATCCCTATTATCAGGCAGATATTGAAGGGCGTAATCAATATACGATTAATGGTCAACAGTATCGACGCCTTTGGGGAAGCTTTCTCCAGCGGTCAGACTATCATGAGCTGATGGCGAAGGATTATCATACACCAGAAGATGTAGAAGCGCTCTTACTAGAGCAGTATCAGCGGATCAGTCCATATGCGCGTGATATGGATAACTATCGCATGGGTGCAGAGCGAATGCCGGAGTACCGTGACATTGAAGAAGCTCTTGCGAAGAAGAAAGAACGAATTTAGTGCAGAATCTCCAACCACCGACAAGCGAATTTCAATTAGAAGAACGTGAGCAAGTTGAGCCTACGCGGAGACCTGTCCGTATTGCTCCGCCCACCGCTTATCATAATGTTCGCGAAAAGAAAGACGAGCCAAGTCTCGCCGAATGGGCTATTGACACTGCCTTCGGTCCAGAAAAAGAAGGCTACATGTGGAAGGATCAGCTCAATCAAAAGCCGTCAGCTATTGGTGAGTGGGGGAAAGCTGCACTCGATCCAAAGACTTGGACTGGTTGGACTGTTGACGCAGCGACGGAAATGATCCCTGGTGGCGCTGCGATTGTTGGTGCAAAGAACGCTATACTGGAAGGCGCAACGAAGATTTACCACGATACGTCACGACGCGATCTTGGTCCAATGGGTGGACCTGCGCGAATAGAAAATTCCATTAAGGCGTACCTGAAAGAGAATCCCGATGCCGCAACGGATGTGGCAAAAGCAATGGGAATCGGCGCTGGTGTTGATGTAGTCGCAGAAGTCATTATTCGTAATCTTATGGGACCAGCGGGGAAAGCAATCTCTTGGGCAGGAGATCAGCTCTATAAAATACCCGGCGTTCGTCAAGTCAACGAAAAACTTATCCCGCTCTTTGATAGGACGGCGCGTTTTGGTGACGCACAAATGGGTCGCCAGGTTGGTCAATATATTGACGAAGGCTCCACGCTGAAAGGTATCTGGATGCGCGATGTGCCAGATGCGCTCTCGCATAGAGAGATTACAGATGAGTTGCGTAAATATGGAATGAAACCTACTCATCCGTTAATCTACGGAGGGAAAGGCTCGAAAGATCATACGATTCTCGTCCAGAACCACGTCTTTCTAGGATCGTTTCTACGCGGTATCGTCAAGAAACAGCATGGTGTCATTTCGAGAGAGATGAACCGATGGGTTCAACATCTCACGCGGCATGGAACAGAACGTATGAAGCCGATGCGTTATTCTGTGCGTAACTGGTGGAAAGCGTACACGCCTAATCGCATGACTCTCGATAATGCCTTTTGGGATAATGTGCAAAATGTCATTCGGCGACAATCGAAGAAAGAATGGGATGATGCGGCAGCCGTCGCAAATCGTGCACGTGGTCGCGTTGGATTAGACAGCAAAGGGTTATCTCATGCAAGTCGTCCTGGTGCTGGATGGGCAAATAAGAAATTCAAAGATGCTGATGTAGAGAATCTTGTACAGCGATTCCAGCAGCGGAATGGAATTGACCCTGCTGATCCTGACAATATTAATGATCATATTGTGATGATGTTGCAAGATCATCCGCATGTCAAGAAGATGAAAGATTCTCAGGGGCGACCGTTGATCCCTGGCGCGAAGAATGGCAAGTGGACCATTAAGAATTTGGTTATTGCTCGCGACCGATTACGCGGCTCCATTCCTGCTGGTGCCGATAGTAGCGAAATGCACAAGCTCTATCGTGGTGTCAATAATACACTCGAAGCAATGTTAGATGCCGCAGATCAGCGTTCTATTTATCGAGATTTAGATAAAGCATCAGATATGTTTAAGTCACAACGTCGCACGTTTGGTGCGTTACGTGATGAGGGCGTCTCATACAAGAGTGGCGTTAAGGAAATCATAGATGCTAAATATCCAGAGAAAGCAATCCGCGATGTCTTCTTCGATCCAAAGACTCCATACGAAGACTTAAAGCTTCTGAAGGATGCGCTTGAACGCTCTGGTCCAGAAGGTCGTCAGGTCTGGAATGAAATGCGCGGCGTCTATATGCAGAAGATGATTGATGATTTCGTTGATCCGCATAAGGTCGATTACGATAAGATATCGTCGTCATTTTATAATTTAGTTACACAGAATCCAGAGAAAGCAAAGCTGCTCTTCGATAAAGACTTACCAGAATTAACACGATTTATGAGTCTTATTGAGGGTTTGCGGATTCAGAATGTTGGACTGAAACAGGCGGCATTTGAACAAATCGAACAGAGGGCATGGAAGAATTGGGGTCGTCTCGCGGCGGTTGGTCTCGCATCAATGGCTGGGGGATTTGGATTTGCTGGCGGGTATCACGCGCTTGTCCTTGGTGGGATATTAGGGACAGCGGCGATTGGTTCACATACGGCGTTACGTGGTTTAGTCCACGGTATGCCAGGTGGATTCCGTATATTTAATGAAGGATTAGAAGGTCTAATTAATACACTAGGGAACAAGGAAGTTACGAACGCGCACATCCAGGCATTACGTCGCATTGGTGCTGCTTACATTAAGGAACATGGTCTCGCAATGATGGGATCACCGTCTCCAGAATGGCAACGCGGAGAATATCTTGCGAAGCAGAAACAATGGGAGGAATTCGATGATGTCTTTGATGAGGAAACGGGAGAGAAAGACCCATACGCGGACGTATTTAGTGAGTAATATATGGCTAGTCTACATGAGTTTAAGCAAGACCGACGATTCTTAGAATCCGATACAGAGGGAAAGATTCGCGCACTCGAACGTGCCGGATCAAAGTTTGGCTGGGATGTCAGTACAGACATTGCAGCGCTACGTCCCGATACCGGGAAGCCGCTCGAAAGTCCAGAGGAGGCGCGATCTATCGCTCCCCCTGTGAAGCCTCTTTTAGCACATGAAGAGAGTATCGCTCCACCATATAAAGCCCCAGGGAGAGAGGAAGGGACAGTCGTAGGTTTAGATGAAGAAACCTCGGAGATGCTCGCCCGATACTTTCCTGATCCATTAGCACGTCGCATTATTACTCCGATTTATAAGGCTGAGTCAGACTTTCGCGCTGATGCAAAGAATCGAGATTCTAGCGCCAAGGGATTAGGTCAGTTTATTGATCGAACGGGGAAGGCGATATGGAATCGCCAAGGACAGTATAAAGACTTCAAACGCCCTGTAGATGATAAGTATGATCCGCTCAATAAAGAAAAGAATATGGCAATGTCTGCGGCGTTTCTTAATAAAGAAATCCTCCCCGCAGCAAAGCGATGGTTTACTGATGAAGAGGATATCGCTAATTTTGCCTCAACCGCGTGGGTGCTTGGAGTGCCGACGGCAGAACGTCTTATGCAAAAAGCACGCGGTGGAAAAGACTTCCTTGAATATGCTGGTCAAGTAGCGCCAAACAAACGTGCAGTTAGAGACCTCTATTCGCATATCAAACGTGCCCGTGCATTCCGTGATCAGCTTGGTCGTGATACAACTGTTGCGGAGTACGCTAAATCAGGGAAGACGCTACCACCGAATACTCATGCGCTCATACCAGAAGGCCCATTCACACTCTTAGGTGCGCAAAGTGGGAAGCCCTATACAGGTGAGATGGCAGATACCGCAGATCGTGCCCGTAAGGGTGGTTCGATGGCAACTATCCCGCATGAATCGCCGTCTATTAAACTCCCCGATATTCCAACGGAAGCAGAAGAAGAGTTTGCTCGCAGTGATTGGCCAGATCGCTCGAAGGGCGACGTAGAAGACGCTACACGTTTTGCCGATGCTGGTGATAATGCACTCTATCCAGAAGCACAAGATAGTGGCATGGAGATTCCACTAGTAGATGATCCAGCTCGACGTGCTGCACCGTGGTCAATGGACGATACGCTGGAAATCGACAAGCCAGGGGATAAGAATGTCCTTGGTGGCGACGTGCCAACAGGTGCGCCAGAATTTCCAGAAGAAGAGAAGCCAGGGTTCCCGTATAAACATCCTGTCTTAGATCGTGCACAGCGAATGTTTACGGCTGGAGCGGTGAGTCCAGTTGCCTCATTAATGCACGCGCCGAAGTATATTGAAGATTTGATTGGTGTTGATACCGGCTTTGGCACCTTCACTAGCGAAGCGGCTGATATGCTCCAAGAACGATTGCGTCAACTGCAACCAGATGATCCAAACTTCTTAGAGCAGACTGTGGGGATTATTGGTAACTTCTTGCCGTTCATTGGAACTGGTTTAGGTGCTGGTGCGGCGACATTAAAATTAATTCCTAATGCGCCACAGCTTGCTGCGACAATGGGCGCTACGGCATCTGGCTTCATTGAGACCATGACGATTGTTGGTGATTTTTACAATCAGCAGGTCGCGTCTGGGAAGATGGAACAAGAAGAAGCGTTGGATGCTGCGAATAAACTCGCGGCTGCAAACTTTGTTCTGAATACGACGCTGAATAGATTCTCGCGATTGTATGATATCACCAAGTTTGGTGGAGCGAAGAAAAGCGCTGGCCAGATTGCAGGTTTAGCCGCTCGCGGATCAGGATTTGAATCTCTCCAAGAAGGTTTACAATCCGTCTTACAAGATTATTTCGGTGATATAGATATTGACTTTGGTCGTGCCGCAGGTGACTTCGGTATGACGTTACTCCCATCCTTCCTCTTAGGTTTAGTAGGAGGAGCTGGTGCAGGAAGCACCGATCTCACAACCGCCGAACCAGATGAAACGTGGGAAGCAGATGTAGAAGATACGCCAAAAGGTCCAGAGCCAAAAGGCCCAGGTCCGATTGAGCCGGATGAAGTCATTGATCCAAAGGGTCCAACACCTAATCCTCCAGGTCGCCAGCCAGATATCGAAACCACGGCCACAGAGATTCCAGAACGAACCGCATTACCTGAGCCTCGTAAGCAAATCGCAGAAGCCAAGAAGCCACCGATTCGCCTTGATGATAAAACGCCAGGGAAGCCTATTGCATTGCCTGGACCTGAAGCAAAGGCACCGCCAGTATCGGTGATCGAAGAGAAGGCTCCAGGGCCAGTTGATACGATGAAAGATGTGCCTGTTGACAAGCGGGCAGACTTATCGAATGCAGCAAAGACTGGTGCAGCCGCATATAAGAAACAGCTCCGCAATATGTATATGGAAGATGATCCAGAACTCCTGACTATCGCGGAAGAGCTTGATTTAAATGTTACTAGTGATGATGGCGAGAAGAGTCTTGATGTGGCTCGCGCCTCATTAGTCAATGAGAAGGTACGGAAACGTATTAAAGCTGGAGCATTAGAAGATATTTATAATAAGCCTGGTGAAATTGTCGCAGAAGATGAAGACACGGGTGAAGATGTAGCAATTCCTTCTGGTGTAGTCCCTGTTGTACCTCCCGGCATGAAAGGTGAGCCAGCCGCAAAGCCAGAACGTAGTGTTCTCAAGGAGATGGATAAGGTCACTCCGATGAATGAGTTCTCGCGGAAGGCTCTGAAGGCACTGACACCACCAAAGGGGAAGCTAGAGAAAGGCGCAAAGGACGATGGCCATCGTACTTTTATGGCCGCTCTCCCGCGTACCGATAATGATAGTGTCCGCGCTCAGCAGGAACATGATCTCCTGAGAGATATGGGTATTGCGGCTGATAAGATTCCAGACACCTCACAAGCGCGACGACAGCTCGCACTCAAACAACGTGAGAACATTATTAAACGACTAGCGATACCAGTCCAAGTCAATGATGAAGTACGGAAAGTCCCATACGGAGACTGGAAGAGTATTGTACAGAGCGCAATGGCTGGAGATGATGCCGCAGCTTTAGTGACAGCTTCGTCTATTGAACTTCCGCCTGGTCGCACGCAGATGGGTAAGTATTTTGGCCCCGCATCGAACAAGGAATTCTCTAATAAACGTGCTGACAAATATAGCATCTTAGAAGGTGTTGATCCTATTGGTCCAGATGTGCTGACGTGGAAGAAGGAAGATTGGATCAATGAAAGCCAACGCCTCCGCGCAATGGAAGAGTCTGGCGAGTGGGAATTAATTCCTGCTACTGGCTTCAAGGAACGTGTCCAGACGAAAGCACAAGTCAGAGAAGCGCGGAAACGATCTGGTGAAATTCAACTGGCAGCCAAGCGTTTAGGTGCTGGTATGCGTGGCACAACTGCGGAAGCAGAGGTATTAGATCGTCGTCGTGATCGCAAACAATCATCCACATGGGTTGATACGACGCATGATTCTCCACAGAAAGACTTCCCGGCACCACCAGTCCGTGACTTCAAGGAAGAGAATATTCAGGTCGGGATGCCAACGGAACCGAAGCAGATTCCTGGTGCGTCAGATAAGCAAACTTATGAAGCGTTTCGCAAGAAACATAAGATGCCAACACCGAAAGCGGTGAAGGGTGAAGGTCCACTCTATAAAGAGATTACGGGTGATGTGGGTACGAAGGTGAATAAGAAGAAACCGCGTACATACGAAGAGAAGAAAGCTGCTGGAGCTGATCCAGAAGCTATGATTCCGCCAAAGCCACATACCGACAGAGACCTCGCACCTGGATTTACAGAACTCTTTGAGTGGAAGGATCGAAAGATTCAAGTCACCGACCGTGGGAAAGCAGAAGTACGTCCACGCGAGAAGAAGAAAGAATCTCGTCATGCAGGCTTAGCTGATCATGCGGATATCAAGACAGAAGCACAGGGAGCAATGATGGCTCGCGCTATTCCTGTCATTACTGATGAAGCGCTCACAACATATAAAGGGCGGCTTGGTGAAGCGAAGACTGTTGCCTTACGCAATGCAAGTCCAGACTTAAGGCGAGATATTGCGAAGTACCTCTTCCGTGAGCATTTCGCACCAGGGTTGGATTCCGACAAGCGTAGTAGCTTCTCGCGAAATATGAATCGCCTCAAGAAGCAGATTAAGATCAAGCTTGAAGCCCAACTGAATGATGTCACATATGACGATGGTAAGAAGCGTACTGTCACTATTGACCTTGGCGCTTTGCAGAAGGGCGGGCGAAACAGTGCATTCAATGAATGGATGACGCAATTCGCCATAGATGCAGGTTTACCAAGTGCAGATATGGACATGATAGATCGTCACAACGATATGTTGAAGCATCTTGCTGCGGTCGCGGAAGAGAAAGTCAACGATAATATGCTTCGTGCACGATTCGATGCACATAAGAAAGCTGAAAAGGAGTCACTACCTGATGAAAAAGAGGCAGCTCAAAAAGAAGCCGCGAAAAAGCAGAGGAGTTTATTAAATCCAGTTGGCTCGAAAGACCTAACTGAGCCATTTGATGCAACGCCAGAATCCACTGCGAAGAAACCTGCTGTGAAGCGGAAACGGAAACCGCAGACTCGCGCTACAGCGACAACTCCAGAAGCCGAGGCAGCAGCGCAGCAAGCAGAAGGACAGGCTCGCGTAGCAGAGGAAAAGGGAGAAGTTGAAACTCCACCGAAAGTAGAACCACCGAAGAAGAGGCCAGTGAAGAAGGTGGTGAAAAAAGCTGCGCAGAAAGTAACGCCAGCCAGTACACCATCCAGACATATCGAGAGAGACCCTGAAGGCTGGGTGGAGCAATCATACGGCGAGCATATCCACGAGAGTGGTGCACGAGTCGTGATGGAAAAGGGAAACTGGCAAGCGCAAACAAAAGATGGGAAGATTATTGGTGCATCAATCTCATTAGACGATGCGAAGAGTAAGGCTACGAGCTATAAGCCAAAGAAGATCGTTCGCCAGACAAAAGTATCGAACACGAAGGGAAAATCCATTAAGCTCCCGAAGAAGGTGCGAGACTTCTTTGCGAACCCATCGCATGGCGATCAGATTGAAGGATGGAAAGCGCAATATAAACATTTAGCCACAACGGAGGAAGAAGGAGACACGAAACTCGTCGGAGAAATCTTAGAAGATATGCGAACAGATATGAAAGAAGCAGGTCTTATAGAGAAAGGAACTGACGAAGAGGTTCGCGGATTAGCTCAATACTTCCAGAGAGGAAAATAGAGTGAAGAAATTTAATATCAAAGATCATTGTCTACCAGACCTCCCACCGTGGAGGCGTGATGACTTACTAGAGCGGAGACTCAAACTCTACAAACAAAAGGAGAAAGAGATCGCCGCAGATGGTATGCCTCGCGTATCAACAGAAGAAGAAATAGCAACAGTAGAGACATCATTGTTTGGTCATCCCCTCTAAGGGGTTGACTTCAAATGATGCATATGGTATACTTGCAGCATGTCGATCAACTACGCAAAGATTCTCAGTACGACCTCTAAGCAATTAGAGCAAGACGAGGGGTTTCGCAGTAAGCCGTATCAGGATCATTTGGGTCATTGGACTATTGGTCATGGGTTTACTTCTCTTCGTGAGAATGAGTCGCGTCTCGTCTTACAGATGAAGATCATGCGTATAGTATCAATATTGAACCGTCGTGTCAAGTGGTTCGAGGATGCTGATCCCGTCGTACAGCAAGTATTAGCCGAAATGTGTTTTCAGGTTGGCTTGTTTGGGTTATTGGGATTTAAGAAAACACTAAGGTATTTATCCGAGAAACAATATAATCAAGCTGCGGATGAGATGCTTGACAGCTTATGGGCTAGGCAAACGCCAAATCGGGCAAAAAGAGCGTCGGATCGTATTAGGAATTTAGGATGAAACGCTTCTGGGATAAGGTGAATCAAGCTACTGAAGATGAATGTTGGGAGTGGCAGGGTTTCTGTAATTCGGGTGGTTATGGTAAGATTAGGATTGCGGGTAAATCTGTTAGTGTTCATCGAGTGGCTTATGAATTATCTTACGGGGAAATTCCTCAAAGCGAAGGATATCATGGTACAGTGGTAAGACATTCGTGTGATAATAGATCATGCTGTAATCCAAAGCATTTATTATTAGGAACCCAGAGGGATAATTGTATTGACGCAGTGGAGCGTGGCAGACACGCACGAGCTGGAGGGGTTCCTCCAAAGTTGAATGATCAATCAGCTTTAGAGATGATTTGTAAATATAGAACTGGACGCTATACATATGCACAGTTATCGAGGCTATACGATATAAGCCAAGCTCAAGCGAGAAGAATATGTAGCGGCCAGCGGAGAGGATACCTATTGGAGAAGATTGATGGCATACAAGTTAACAACCTACCGAACATTACGTAGCTATAAAGACGAACGTGGTTTTATCTATCCCGCGTTACATACTGTCCTAGACGTAATCAAACCAAGCAGCTTTTACGGAGCAGAAGACGCCGCCCGACGTGGGACGGAGATGCACGAATGCGTCGCGAAGCTTCTGCAAAACGAAGAGGTGATTATCCCTCCAGAATATACTGTGCAGTTAACTGCATGGCAAGACTGGTGGGAGAAGCAGAATTATAAGGTAGATTTTATTGAGCGTTCTATGGTTGCGCCCATAAAGAATCCCTATGTTGGTACTATTGATTGTATCGTACAGGATGATATAGGTCCATGTATTATAGATTGGAAGACGGGTCAAGATTTCTACCCTGTCTATGATTTGCAAATGCATGGATATATGATTGCAGCCGAAATTCCTCGTGCATTATTAGTAAGACTTGGAAATGATGGCAGTATAGAGGAGAAGGAAATTAAGTGGGATGATTCTATGGGGGAGTTGATTTACTCAGCTTCGCACATTCTTTATTATCGCACCGACTACGCAGCACAGCATGAAAGAATGAGGAGAAAGAATGGCGGAAAGTAGAAAGGAGATGGAGATGGATAAATATTTTACCGATGAAGAAATGCAGAATTTTAGAAAATATGCCCCAAAGGGGGCGAGCGAGGAAGACTTGACGAAGTTTTTTCATGCAATAGAACGGACAGGACTTGATCCACTCGCACGACAAATCTATCTCTTACCTCGTGGCGGAAAACATATGATTGTCGTTGGTATTGATGGCTATCGGCTGATTGCTGATCGCACGGAGAAGTATGCTGGTTGCGATAAGGCAGAGTTCGATATGGACGGTGAGTCCATCGTCGCCGCACACGTCACTATCTATAAGATGGTCGAAGGTGTCCGTTGCGGGTTCACTGGCACCGCACGATGGGCTGAGTATAATGCCAACGGTGGAATGTGGAAGAGTATGCCGTATGGCCAGCTCGCGAAGTGTGCAGAAGCACTCGCACTCCGTAAGGGATTCCCAGCTAATTACTCAGGTATCTACGTCATGGAAGAATTAGATCAAGAGCGCGACATTGATAATCAAGGTGATACCTATAAACTTAATAAAGATATTCCAGAGAATCCAGAGCCAGGACCGGAATTCCGTGCAGAGCCAGGTATCATCTATGACGGACAGCTCTTAGAGTTTAAGTCGCCACAAAAGAAGGAAGGACAGAAGTGGCCAACGCCAGGATTCGTGAAGGTAAATCTGATGCAAGGTGGAGACGATGAAACAGTGGCTACTTGTGAGAAGTCTCTCTCATTCTTCCGCTTCCCAGAAATGGTAGACGAGGATATCTTGAAAGCTGTGCTAGAGAATAATACGCCAATTCAAGTGTCTTTCACGGTAAAGGAAAAAGGTCAAGCAAAATACGAGAATCTCGGTGCACTCGTGGTCAATGAGTCACTCTCTACAGATAATCAGAAGAATGAAATCAAGAAGATGGTCGATGCGATTGCCGCATTTGATAAAGCCACCTTCGATGCAACACTCGAAGCACAAACAGGAATGAAGAACATTGATGAAATTGATGGGATGTTTCCTGACGAAGTGCAGGAAATACTGGACGATCTTAGTACGCAGGTTGATCGCGTTACTGCTGCGTAATACAGAATTGGAGATATATGTGGGAATCAGAGAAAGAAACGCCGCTGCATGGGATGCTCAGGATGCACGACGCAATGCAAAGCCTCTTACCTTTGAACGAGCACGACTCATATTTAGTAGCACGGTATCTGAACTTTACCCCACCTTGCGTCTTACGTGGACGGCGAGAGAGTTCGCGAATCTTAAAAGCTTTATCCGAGAGCACGGACCAGTCTTCAAAGATGCACTTCGACTCGCCTTCAGTAAGCCGACGCAGTATATGCAATACGGTGGAAGATTGGAAATATCGTTCCGCGCTTTCTACGCAAACAGGAGAGAAATCCTCCAGCAATTAGCATTCGCACAGCAAGAAAAGAAGATCGAGAAAGGTCTAAAAGCAGACGATCCCGATGAAGTGCTGAGAAAGTTACGAGAGAAACATGGCAAAACCAAAGAAGGACGACTCCAAACTCATTCGCAATTTACCGCGAGCCAAACTGGTTCGCGTGCCGACACGAATAGCGAACCTCGACGTGGCTCTTCGGGGCGGGTTTCTTGAGGGGATGATCACCATTCTGTCAGGAAAGTTTAAAAGCGGGAAAACCACAGTCACAGCGCATATGATTAAAGAGTTACAACGCAAGAATCCAGGCCGCGAGATTGTCTGGTATGCATCGGAGGATAAGTTTGACGAAGATTATTTTAGAAGCATTGGTGTTAATACTGACCCTGATGTTCTTATAGTGTATCCGCCAATGTATATGGAACGTATCTGTGATACATGGCTACGGACCATGCGAGAAGAGCCGAATGTAGTCGCACAAGTGGCCGACTCTCTTCGTGGCTTAGTCGTTAAATCAACACTCGCAAAGTCAGTAGAGGAAGCACAGTATTCACCAGAAGCAGCCGTACAGAATAAGTTCATTCGTCAGGTTGTGGCTGAGCAAGGTGATCGCCTTCGCGAAGGGAATCCTCATACTAGCTTCCTCTTAAATCATGAGCGTGACGAGATTGGCGGATCACCGCTCGCGAAACCAATTCTCCCTGGTGGGCAGGCGCAGATGTATCTTGCTGCAACTCGTATTCGTATGATTAATGCATGGGCGAAAGACAGCATTACGGAGAAAGCCGTTAAGCATAAGCCAAAAGTAGAGCTTAGTTTTAGTGTAGAGAGTAATCTCGGTGGGCCAGGCGGTCTCAGTGGGAAATTTAATCTCTATCAATATATTAAGGATGGATTTCGCCCAGGATGGATCGACAGCTATGAAGCATGGCGGAATTTTGGACGTATGGTAGGCTATGTCCACGGACGTGGCACATGGAAGTGTGGTGATCGTGAGTATGATAGCAAGGAAGCTATCTGTGATCACTGGCGAGAGGACAATGAGCTATATGAGGCAGACCAGGCAATTATCTTACCAATGGTTATCCAACGCTATAAGGAGACTGAGCTTAGCGGAAGTACTGATGATGAGTAGAGAATTTGACTTAATGTGGCAGGATGTGTCGCGCTGGGGACTGGAGACCTTTCCTAATCCCACAGCCGAGGGTATTTGTAATCACATCAAGGAGGAGCTTGATGAAATACTTGCCGACCCGCGAGACAAATCAGAATACGCAGATGTAATGATACTTTTAATACAGCTCTGTACCGTAGCAAATCTTACAGGGTCAGACTTAATCAATGAAGTCCGCGAGAAGATGAAAATCAATAAGCAACGTAAATGGGAGAAGCCTGACGAACAGGGAATAGTGAGACATAAGAAATGAAAGAACTATTAGAAGTCCTGAAAGACTTATCAACCAAGGAAGAGAGCCGACACGATATGATTCGTGAAGTCTTCGCAGAGCATCCACAACTCAGAGACGATTTGATTGATTTAGATAAACGTATCCAAGCCGCAGAGATTGATGCAAAGAGTGTGATTGGAGACGAAGCCACACAGGAGCAAATGTGGGAATGGATGATTCGCAATCGCCTGACCTATTATGATTGCATCATAGCCGCGCAGTCAAATCTCCCACTCCAGGCAGGATTCATTCGCAAGGCGGAGAAGATATTAGAAGAACAGGGGAATGATAATGCCGAGACGCAAGAAGAAGATGACGCAGAGTGGTTTCCTGTCAGCGGTGGACAGTGGGGCGACCTATCGTTTGACCTCTCCGATATCAACGACCAAGGGGATAATTCCAGCGGGGACGACGATAACACTGATCAAGACAAATAAGAGTTATAGCTTAGAGTGGGCGGAGTTTACAGTTGAAGGTTTTGATTTAGATCACCCACTCCATATATTCCCAGAGGATTTATGCCGAATAGAAAGACTAAAGAAAGCTACTGGTACAAAGCCCAGCAGCTCGTCGCCCAGCTCGAAGATGGAGAAGTCGTCATCGCGAGTGGGGCACGACCAGGGTATAAAGGCGACGTTATCACCGATGAATATCTCATCGAAGTGAAGTCTTCAGAGAATCGACTAGACTATCGCATTACCACGAAGCTTCTCGATAAGATGGAGCAAGAAGCAAATGGAGTGGGTAAAGTGCCACTCCTCTACATCGTCCTCCAGCAGAAAGGGGTATTACGATGTGAGCCGTGCTGGGCATGTAGTTTTGATGAGTACGACGCGGAATTATTTGGAGATAATACAGGATTAACGTGGAAGGCGAATTATTGGGATCATGCAGACGGTGAATTATACCATGCAAATATAGGGAGTAAATTATGGGCAATACAGATGATAATGGGGCCGATATCCGCCCAGCAGATCGCGAGATTGCTGTAAAGAATGAACACTTTCATATTGATAAACCAAAGTTAGTACAGTTCTTAGAGAAAGCACCAGAGGGTCACTTAGTGCGGGCGATGCCCGCCATGAATACAACCTTCGAGTATATGAGTGCAGCACTCTCTGTCATGCTCGCACGAGTACACGATAAGACGGAACTATGGGAAGGACATTATAAAGATTGGGAAAACTTCTGCGAGACATTAACGAATCGTACCATGTCTACATGTTACCGACTGGAAGCAAACTATCGTTGGTTTGTAGAGACATTAGATTACAGTCTCGATAAGTTCTTTGACCTCTATCAAGACTTTGGATGGCAGAAGCTCACGACATTACGCGAACGCAAGTTCCGTGATACGACCCTAGAGGAGTGGCTCGCACGGATTAAGGATGAGAGTCTCACTCTTACTCAACTCCGTGCCGCACTCAAGGAGGACTCTGGGGAAGAGGCACGACCAAAACATCTCCGTGGTATCATCGCAGAAGGAGAATATGAATTCATCCTCGAAACCATGAATATGGTATTAGAAATCACAGGAGAGAAACGCGACCTTACGAAGTCGGGAGACTTTGGCCAAGCATTGCTCCATCTTTGTGAACGAGTCCGCGTATTGGAGCAAGGGAATGGTTAAAGATGAGGATCGGGTGAAAGAGAATCCTTGTTTAAGTAAGGATGGATTTCCTTTTGGTATATATGATTGCGAAATGCCTCAATGCGATAAGAGGCATACGCTCGGTGAGTTGCCGAACTGGTCGAACAATACGTATGGAGATTTCTATACGGAAATGACTGTCTGCTTGTTTCATTATATGGAAAATGCAAAGCAATATCAAGTGAGCTTTGAAGAGGCGCGAGAACAATTAGCTGATTTACGCCCGTGGCTACTAGAGGAGTTTGATACGTATGAAGATATGTACTGGTAATCTATGGGATTACGATGGGTATCATATCGTCCCAACAAATTGGGAAACAAAGTTAGGAGGGGAGGCGATTATGGGTGCCGGTGTTGCTCGCCAAGCGAAGCGCCGGTATCCCAAACTCGCCAAACTTTATGGAGAGATTATTAGAGCAAATGAGGAGCCATTTGTCTGGACGGTATTAGATTATAACGTCATCTGCTTTCCCACAAAGTACACGTGGAAGAAACCAGCAGACATTGGACTCATAGAAAGTGGGGTGCATAGTCTACAATATTTAGATGAATTGGAGGTATGGAGCCTGGAAGCTGAGCCGCGCAAGAAGAAATTCTATCTACCGTGGTTAGGAACAGGATTAGGAGGACTCAAACAGGAGGTAGTACGACCGATACTAGAGGAATTATCAGATAACTTTATAGTGGTAGGAGAATATAAATGATCCAAATAAACAAAATAGAAAACGGATGGACGGTACGTCGGTGGCCAGAAGAGAATGCGAATGGCGTGGTACATACGTATGGTGGTGAAATAGGGCGCGAGAAAATAAACGCATTCACATGCCGTGGTGTAGACGATATGACAGATGCAATTCAGATATTGCTAGATCATGTCCGCACACTACTTATACAAGAAGGAGAACATTATGGTATTGGCAATTTGCACGGGGAGAATTGGCACGGACCCGCAGCGCAGGGAGTTCCCGGACGGAACGCCCGTATTGAAGGTGCG